TGAGCCGGATATCCTCCACAGCCACTGAATCTTGCCTCCGCATAATGCACATAGTGTGTCGACATCGAGCACCTTTGTTGAGCTGCTAGCGCAGGTAAGAGCACCAGAGCCGCAGTCCCATCCGCCCCAGCCCCAACCCTGGTCGGGAATCACCACTGTCAAAGTTCGACCGGCCAGTGAAACGCAGTCACAGCCATCAAGTGGCTCACCACCGCAGCAGCACGACGCACTACCGCCGACGGTCATGTACTGGCCAGTCTCGTCGACCAGATAGGCGTTCGTCTCCGGATTCACGTAGTAGTCGGTCGCGGCCACTCAGCCCCTCCCGCACAGCACGGCGCGCAGCTTGGCTTGCACTTCGATCTCGATGGCGAGCCGTTTGCACATCGCGCTGACCCACCACGCTTTCTTGTCATTGCAGCCCTGTGGCATCCCGATTTCCGCGATTGCCGCTTCCACGGCCGCCTCGTCGAAACCGGCCAAGACAAACACGTCGACGGTCCAATTGCGCTGCTGCAACTCACGCCGTGCCTTGGCCTCAGTAAGTTTCTGCTCCCGCTCGGCCTGCTGCTCGGGAGTGAACGTCACAAGTGGCGACTGTAGTTGCCTCACCGGCTTGGGCTCCTGCGCCTTGGCCGCCATGTCGGCTTCCGCTTGCTCGGCAGTGAGCGTTCCGTCCAAGAAAAACCTGTCGGGCTTTTCCGACCAGTCCCACACTACGACTTCGCCGGTGTCTTTGCGCACGTAGTAGCCGCGTTTCGGGATCGTCGCGGGCCTGAACAGCCGCTTGTCGAGATAGAATTTTCGCCCCTTGCCGCCGTTCGCAGCGCGCTGCGCAGGTCGGTAGTCGCGGACTTCCAAGAGGGGCTTGCCCGTCTCCGGCTGGTGGTCGCGGAAAGTGATCGACTCGTCTTTCATGTGGCGAAGTTTCACGTTGTTACCACCTTTTGCTTGTGGTATAATCGTTGCGCCGCGTACAGCGCGGTAAAAACTTCCGCGACAGTGTCATCGCCCTCAACGGCGTTTCGATCTCGGAGCAGTACAACCAACTGGACACTTACGCCAGCAGGGTGAGGTAATTCTTAATGGAAAAATCGAGTACGTTTGCGGCGGTAGCGCCGGCGAGGTAGCTCACGCGGTCCCCTGCCTGCAAGTCAGCCTGCGGCATGATCTTCCCGAGGGTCCGTGAGAGATAATAGGCATCGCCAATGTCCGCCGTGATCCCTCCCAGGATCACCGGACCGAGAAAGACCAGCGGAAAGAAGCCATCGAGCGCAGCGCCCAACAGGGCGATGCCTGCTGACTTCGCGTTCTCCACGCCGGCATCAGCGCCAGCGATGAAGTATTTCAGGCTGGTCGTCGAAAGGAAAACAATATCCATCTCGGCGATGGCTTCGCCCGCCTGACCCAGTTTCCAACGAGTCTGTTGTGAGCCCAGTGCAATTGAAGTGGGGGCAAGATCGGCCATTTGGTTTCTCCTTTTCTATTCGCAGGGTTCGGTTGCAATGGATTCGACATCGTCGTCGTCGAGGTCTAAGTAGGCGACGAAGTGTCGCAGGAATTGTTGGTTTGGTTGGTCGTGTTCGTAGTGGAAGTGATCTTGAGCTAGGTCTTTTAACTTGAAGTCCAATGCAAATTGTTCGTGAATCGCGATCTGGATTTCCGCAGCACTGTATTCCGGCAACGCCAGCATGTCCCAATTGTCGAGCACGTAAGCGCCATCGATCAAATGCGCGCGAAGAATCACCGGACTAGATAGAGACCCACCGACTCCGGTTCGCGACATATTGTGGACTTCGATTTCCCCGATCTCAATGTCGTTTATCCAATTGTTGTCATCGATTCGCTTGAGAACCTGGCCCATGCCAACTCCCGCCTGATAGTTTCCGCCATCTCCCGTGAGCGCAGGCACGTCGTGCGACAGGCTCACTACGCGAGTCAATGCAGCAGGGGCATCAATCGGACAGATCAAAACGTAGTGTATGACATCCAGGGCTTGCACCAGCCCGACAAGCCATTTTGATCCCTCTTTCGCATTGTCGGCGAGTCGGGCATCGTTATAAACGATTAGATTACCAGAGCCGCTCAGTTCAGGGCCCTCGTCGCAAAAATTGCTTCCTATCCATGTGCGGCCCAAGGCTACAAGTAGAGGCTCTAAGGTCAACGCACCATAAGCGCCCGGCCCCGACACATCTTCTCTCAACTTGATCGGTAATAATGGGGCAAAACCATCCATCGATACGATGTTGCAACCAGGCAGGCCGGTTTCGTTGTAATTGCTGACAGTCTCGACGGCGAATCCGCGAAAGGCCGCCCCGTTGCCATCGATATCTGTGTAGGTATCCAATCCTGCAAAGCGAGCCTCAAAGTCCACCAAATAAATCTGCTCGGGATCTTCCTCCCCTGCGGGAAATACAGTAAGGACAGTGGCCAATGCGTCAGTGTCTGCGCGCATTTTGTTTTGGAACAACCTGAAGTAGAAAAATCGCAATTGCCTCTTCGTGGAGTCGTTGTCCTCAACAACCTCCCAGATCGGGTTATTTGGCTCTCCGTCCGCGCCGAACTCGTCAATATCCGTGCGGCGCATGACCATGATCTCTTCAGAAGTGCCATACGACCTGCGCCAGCGATTCTTCACGGTCAAATTAGTCTCGAACGGAAATCTTCCACGAACCATTTCGATGACACTGGCTTTAAATAGGGCCATGGCAGGGACTACTGCGTCAGTAACCGCTGCGATCGCAACGTCGGTGTCCTGAAGAACAGGCACAAGGAATTGGTACCGAGCTTCGTCCTGCGACCAGACGGCAACCCAGACTTCGCCCTGCTTGGCATTGCGGGCTTGGTTGCGGCTGTTATGCACAAGTACTCCGGAGCCGGAAAATCCTGTTTCCGGCATTCGTCCAGAAAAATTTGTGCCAAAGCCTAGATTTCCCGCGTCTACTGTCACCCCAGAGGCATCGGAGTAGCTGAGTAAACCGCAGGGTGTTGCCGTATTTCCCTCATAGTCGACCACATCATTTAACAGCCCCACCAACAGCGTCGCCGAATGGCTCTCGATCGAAATAATGTGCGCGGCTGGAAGTCCTCCAATCACGCCAAAGGCGAGCGCGTAACCGTGAAAACCAGGCTGACTACTGCCGTCGGCGCCAGTGTAGGGTCCAGGGCCGGAAAACTTCATCAATAAGTCGACGACTATGATATTTTGTTCCGGAGAGAGTGGAACTCCACTGTCGTCGACCAAGCGGGCCGACGCTTGCGTGAGACCGGCAGGCGAACTGAGTGTACTTAACAACTCGAAACGATACACGACAGTTGGCGTGAATTCAGAAAATCTCTCCGTTTCGTAGTTCCCACTAGTGTCATTAAAACCGATGATCGTATCGTTATCTTCATAGGCCAGGCCAAAAGTATTGTTGAACGTCACGCTTGCGCCGGGATTCGGTCCAAAGATCGGCGAGACGCCATCGACGGTAAAAGTCGCCGTCGATGGAAAGACCTGCCCCACTACTTGCCCCAGAATCACCGAGGCGGGGTAATTGTCGACGTGCTCCGTGAGTTCGTAGAGTTCGTTGTCTGGGTTGTAGGCAGCGAGCCACTTTTCGCCCGACTTGGCCTTGTCGGCGAGACTGCTTGATCCGGCATTGGAGACACGCACCAATCCTGGATCAGACTCCGGCGGCATCCGCGTGGCGAAAGGAGTGCCGATGCCGCGCAAATAAATGGCGTTGATATCGTCCATTGCCGGTTCAGAAGCCACGTTGCCAATCAATTCGACGATGATCGCCGGCATGAAGGCGTCGACAGAAATGACGTGCGCTCCGGGCTTGCCGGTCTCGTTGTAATCATCCGTGAACTTGATGGCCGTGCCGGCGAAACCAAATTGTGTCGTTCCATCAGCGCCGGTGTAAGTCGCCTTGCCGTTGAACTGGATGGTGTTGGAGACGACGTTGATCGTTTCCGTCGGCGAGACGGGAAGGCCGTCGTCTCCCAGCACTATGGCCGTCGTGGAAACGTCGGCTAGAAGTTTGTCTTCTGCCAGACTAAAGCGATAAATTTTGATGCCACTGCCAGAGAACTTATCCGTCTCAAAGTTTCCGGTATCCGCGCGCCGCCAGCCCATGATCTTGTCGTTATCTTCATAGACTTGGCTGAACGTGTTATTGAATGTCACGGTTTCCGTGGCACTGCCCGTGTCGAACCGCGGATCAACGCCGGAGATCAACGAAATGTTGTCCACGTCGAATGTCGCCGTGCCGGACGATACGCTGCCAACTACCTGGCCGAGGATGATCGTGGTGTGACTGGCCACGGGGACGAAAAACTGATACTGACCGTCTAGTCCGAATTGATCCACTCGATAGAGCACGATCCAGCGGTCGCCAGTCTTGGCGTTCGCCGCCACGCCGTATTGGTCGCCCACTGGAAATTCCGTGGGAGCCTGAGTGATCTTCGGGCTGCGTCCGTTGAAGGGGTGTCCCAGCGGGTAGGAATCGTCCGTCAACTGAGTGCAAAGCGTCGTTCCCGGCTGGAGGCTTTCATAGAGTTCGACGAATAGGAACTGAGCCGGTCCTTCCATCGACAGGATTTCGTACCCGGCTTTGCCGGTCGGTCCGGCACCCGCGTCGTAGTCGTCGATGATCTTACGGGCATGACCGCGATAGCCGCGCTCGTTGGGCGGGACGGACGGCTCGGGGGTGTCTGGATTGTCCCACGCGACAAATCCTTCGTATTTGAGATGCTGGTCGATGACATAGAAATCATCCGCCGTGGTGACGAGATTGCCGTCGTTATCGACCGGCTTGGCGAGACTGTGTGGGTCGACCAAGTGCATGTCCTCGATCAACTCGAAATGAATAATCTCTCCGCCGGCCTCGGGCCGATCTCCAATCTGCTGCAGTTGACTGGTGACTCCGAAATTCGCCGGCTGGGATCTCACTCGCGTAAACGTCGAGTAGTCCTGGTCGCGAATGGCGATCGGCAGGTCGCACAGTTGGTCCGGATCGCGACGCTGCAAGAGCGCGTGCTCGACCCTGTTTTGATAGGCGACGTGCCACCAGACCCAATCGTCGTATCCGTTGACCACCAAGTCCTTGACGCCCGACCAACTGGTGTCGTACTGTCCGGCGAGCCACGCATAGAAAGCTGTGGCGATGGCCTCTGCCAGCGCTGTCACTTCGGTCGCATTTGTGGCCAGCGACGGCGTGTCGGCGTCGACATTGGCAAAAGCCGAGGTGTGAAAGAGCTTCGATTCGCCGGCGCTGGTCGCCAGCCCTTCAGATACCGCCGAGGCGGCGACGGTTTCCTCCCACAGCCCGTCCGTGAGGCTGGGGACCATGCCGCCGATCGTTTTTCGGAAAATGACGCGGACATCCTCGGGGTGAAGCGTTCGCCGAGGCTCGCTGGCCGCATTGCCGCCGCCCAAGAGAAAGTCAGAAATCGCTAGCCGCGAAGCCAGACTGCTAGCGGCAGTGTCGTGGAACTGGGCATCGACCGCCCCGTTTGTCCGCCGGATCACCCGTAGCCCGACAGAGGCCGCTACGGCGTCCAGCAAGAGCCCTGCGTTGTCGAATTTCCGCAGTAGTTCCACTTCATCCGGCCGCCCAAACCCCGCGTCTAGCGTGTTGTGGTTGATCGTGACCCCAAGTGCGGTCCCGAGCAGCGTAAAGAGCTGGGCCCAAGTGGTCTCGGTGTCGATCGTGAGGTCGCCCGTGCTCTTGAACTGCCAGAAATACCGCTCGTCCACCAGGCACAAGAGCCAGCAGTCCGCTGCGCTGGTGACATTCGTGACGCGAACCGGCGGCAACAGATACATCGTGGTCGAAACGCTGCCGGCATTGGTTCTGGTAGTCGTGCCGTCGTCGATGATAAGTGTCTTGGCAGCGGTGGACTGCGTGGCTGCCACGATCTGGTCGAGTTGCGATTGGCTGGCGAGAAAGAGCCCAATCGCATGGCGCCCGGCCCCAGTAGGCCACCAGAGCGTATTGATCCGCCACTCGGGCGGCTGATAGGTCGAATAGTTGGGGACCGGCAGGCCGACGTCGCCGTCCCGCGGCCGCTGCCGACCCTCTACCAAGTCGCTCGATCCGCCGCCGCCGAACAGAGTGAGACCGTGCAGCGACAGCGTCCGCTCGAGCCAGACCTGAAACTCGAAGCCGGGATCCTCCAGCAAGAGCGGTACGCCGGCAAAGGTGATTTTCGCCATGAAGCCACCCGAGCGGTCCCCTAAGATAGATCCCAATCGAACATAAGGCTGAAGACGACGCCCACCAGTGCGATCCGCAGGTTTTCGTCTCCGGCATCATCGCCCACGACTTCCATGATTCGCGGTGCGACGCTGGAGCGCGGCGTGATTAGTTCACGCAGGCACTCGTTTCCTCCCACTTGCAGGTCGACGCCGGCCATCGACTTCAAGATTTTTCGCTTGATCTCCATGAGGCCCCTTGCCTCGCGAATGAGCGTCTGCTCGTCGGAGTCGGTTGGGTCGAGATGGCAGCGCAGGTATCCGGTCACCTGAAACGAGCCGTCCTCGGTGCATTGCTCGACGACGCCGCCGGTCAGCAAGTCCTGCGGGAAAGTCCCTTCTCCCGCAGAGACCGCTAACCACCAATCGCCACCCTTGGGGATCCGCACGGACAGCGGGTCGGACGTGAGAATCACCCGTGTTGCGTGGAGGTTGATGGTCGCGGCATCGTTTCTGTAATGCGCGACAATCGCCTCCAACAAATCGAGTTGATTGACGTCGACCCGTGCCATGCGTGATCCGTTTCAATGCACCAACTGAAAACACCATCTGAAAAACCAGACGACTATGCCAATGCCAGACGCGAGTCCTGGTGGCAGAACCAATAGTCCAGCGTGAGAACTTGCGACGTCGTAGTACGCGCCGTGCCCACCGCGACCGGCGACAGGGCCGTGGCCGGATTTACCGCATCCGCGAGCGTCGCCTTGAGCACTTCGTTGATCCACGTCTTGGCCACGCCGAGCGTGCTAACGGTCATCAGCATGTCGAGGTAGGTAGCCGCGACCGGGACCACGGCCGAATCGACGTGAGTGGCGTCGACGTCGTCGGCCACTCCCACGGCCCGCAACGTGTCGGTCGTGGCGGCCGTGTCGTAAAGCAGACCAGCGGCGTCGGTGGCGTTCGACGTGAAAGTCGACGTCGCCAGAGTGAACGGCATTTCCAGAGTCGTCTCTGGCAGCACGTCCGTGAGGCCGAGATAAGCGGCGACTGCCGTCACGGCCGCGAGCTTGAATCGAGCGCCAAAGACGATCATTCGATCCTCAGGCGTCCAGACGAGCCCCTTGGCGAGCGAACTGCCGTCATTGGCCACTGTGTCGCCGACGTCTCCGGTCACCAGAGCGACCTCGCCGCGCAGCCCACCAGCGACGATGGCAGCTATGGCTGCCGGAGAATCAATGCCGGCCGCCTTGTTGTAGCCGGCGTCAAGAGCAGAACCGGCGAAATGGTCCACCAAATACTTTTCCGCGGCGTCGTAAAACGTCCGCCCATCCTCGGGAAACCAAGTCTGGCGCCGACTGTCGAACACCAAGCTGCGCTGGTGATCGTCGGCAAAGTAGCGACTCCCGTGATTCGGAGTCCGTGGGCGCTGAGAAAACAGACCGCACGTATCGGAACCGTTGATGACTGTCGTGTTGCGTGTGAAAAAGGCAACCATGTAAATCTCCTTGAAGGGGGTGAGTTGGTGGTCTATGAGGGAAGTCGAATTACGCAATATCGGTTTAGCCAATGAGGCTGTCGGGGATGTTGGTCGTGCCTGCGGTCCGTAACAAGAGGCCGTTTTCTGCCATTGGGAACACTTGATTGAAACGCTCTTGAAACTCGCCGCCGTAGTCGTTCGCGGCTGTCACGGTCCACTTGTCGGCCAGCGCCGGCGGAGTTTTGCCCGGAAACATCGCCACGAAGGGACCGCCTGGATAGAGTTGCGTGGCGGGCGCGAGTATCACGTTGTCAATGACACCCGTATTCGTCGGCTCACCCACCGATATGGCGATTTCTAGATAGAGGTTGTCCGTCGGCGCGGCTGGCGACACTCTAAAGAAACCTTTCACCGTGGTGCGACTCGCAGTGGATATCGAACCGACAATCGTTTGGTTGTTACCAGCGTCATCGGTCACGAGACTGCCGCCGATGCCATTTCTCAAAGAGATAGTTACTGAGACTCCGTCAGAATTGCTCTGGTGAAACCAGAGGCAGACTGCATAAACCACGCGCGGCTCCAGCGATACTCTTTGATGCAGTGTCACCGTCGTCCCGAGAGATGTCAGGAATAGACCGTAGCCCTGGATTCCTTGAGCATCGCCATTGGTCACTGTGGCGTGTGCGATCGATCCCGGGGAACTGTTGTCTACCGATGTCAATTGCGCCAAGTTTCCTGCAAGGCCAACAAACGTCACGGTATGCTCGAAATTAGGGGAGCTACCGGTGGAGGTGACCGTCACGGCCGACAGACCGGGAAGTGTACGCAGCGCGGATTGCACTTGAGCGGCTGTTGCGTTGAATGGCAGGGGATCGGTCGCGTGAACAAGACTTGTGGCAGGATCAGTGTATCGCAGGTGATAGGTGCCTGCGGTGGGTGTGCCTGAAATCGTGACCGTCTGCACTTCTACATTAGTCCGTCGAAAGTCAGTCGTGGGAGATCCCACCGACGGGATCCAATTGTCTGGCAAGTTGGTATTGGTCCATGCCTCAAAATCGCCGTTCGTTAAGAGGCTGTCATCGATCGAAAGCGGCGAGAGATTCGAGTTCACTCCCGAGCCTGCGGGCCAGTTTTCCACTAGCTTGGAAGTCGCCGCCCGCTCGCCGAGGAAATCCAGCACGGCCGATTCCCCACCCGTGGTGCATTCCACCCGAATCACTTCCGCAAAAATATGGTCGAGCTGCGTCCCCATCTTGCCCACGTCGGTGGCGATGAGCACCAGATCGGTGGCACTGCCGCCGGCCACGACAGCGACCGCGACAGAAGCCGCAGAGGGATCGACGTAGCGATCGTCCGTCAGCATTGCGGCCAGCAAATACTGAAGACTTTCCACCAGACCGAGGCGGTTATTGAGCGAGTCCGCGCGGACAGACTGCCTGAGAAAACCTTGGCAGTCAGAGGCGAGGGCCGAGACCAGCGAGGAGCCCGCTGATCGCCACGACTGCTCGGCCTGCGGCACACGATTGACTGCCAAGTCGAACGCCAGGTCCGCGTCCGTTTTCGCCTTATAGGCGTCGATGGCGTCTTGGACCTCGTCGTACACGGTCACGCGACGCGCCGTGTTGAGCGTGTTCATGGCGTGGAAATACTTTCCCAGCACGGTGAAGATGCCGCCGGTTCCAGTGTAGGTGAGTGCCATGACGTGCTTTCCAGTGGTTGGTCCGATTAACTATTGGTGAATGATCCGCCACTTGCGCTGATGCCCATGCTGCCGGTGAGGTCGAGTTGCGACGTGCCGTCGTAACCGGGGAATTTGGTGACTGGGTTGATGCCCACGGGTAGCGGCGCATTTTCATTGAACGACCGATCCAGCAAGTACAGATAACGCGCCTTCGTTCGTTCAATGCGCTGCTGACCGTTCGGGGACCGGATCGGTGCCAATTTTTCCACGCCGAAGTATTGCAGGTACGCCTTCACTCCCCGATACATATACGTGTTCAGCGCCTTGGGAATCGCCGGCTCGGCATCGGCCCGCTCCAATTCGACTTCAATCTTGCGGTAGCACTGCGGTCTCGCCAGCGTCAGGATTTCGCTCGATTGACCGTTTGCCGCCGTGTTGGCAATTGGCATTTGGACTCGCATGTGATTCGCACAGTGCGTGCTCGATACGTAGGCAAACGTGTAGATGCTCTGTGCCGTTTCTTGAGAGTACGTGCTACCGCTATCCCGGGTCGGCGTGTAGCCCGATTCCGTAACTTTAGTTCCTTCGTAGCGACGGCGATCTTCGGTTGGGATGGTGGTGCCCTGCGACGCCAGGCCGAAGCCGTGAAAATCCACACACGGCGATTGCAAATAACAATGGAGTAGTAATGTTGGCAGCGGGTTACGCGCCCAATCGAGGGCGTCTGAGTCGGCGCGATATCCGTAGATTGCCGGAATGCGACTACGGAGTGGGTCGTACTCTGTGCCCCCAACGCCGCCACCCTCTCCTCTACCAGTCGCTAAGCTCGGCAACTCCAGTGGTGCCCCCATCTTTTCCACAACTGCACTCTGGAAAGTATTCAGCGGGTTGTCCGATGCTCTCTTAACGCTGGCCGCCGCCGTCACCGACGCCACTTCACCGATGCTCTCGGAGATAATAAAACTTTCAAGAAGCACGCCATTCTCCAGAGACATAAGTTCAAGGCGGGCGTTGAGAATTTGGATGGCGCGTTCCACGAGCAATCGCTTGTCGCACGCTTGGTCTCCCTCCAGCCTGACCTCCATGTGACTCGTGAAAAATGTCGAGTATTGCACAGACTCGCTGTATTGCGCGTGCATCTTCGTCGCTGGCCACGGTGCAGCGTCGTGAACTTGAATGTCGACAACGGTGTAATTGGCCGTCAAACCGTCTGCGGCAACACTAAAGTCGATCGAATCCCTACGGAATGATGCCTCCAGTGGTGGCACGACGATGTTTTTGAAGGCGTGGCCGGCTGTCTCCACGCCTATACCAGGATCGAAGGTGCGAGAGAGACGCATTGTTCCGGTGATCGTTCGCGTGATGTAGCAATTCGCGTCCATGCGCTCGGCGATTGACCAGCGGTTATTGAGCACTAGCTGCTTGGTATCTCGCGGCTTGTCGCACGTCCCTACCATGACCTCTATTTCAAATGCCACGCGAAATACGTTACCGCCGATCGGAGTCACGTGAACATGCGTTGGTTTGGGTCCGTTGTTGATGTCCGACGTCTCCGCTTGCACACCGCTCCGTGCCGGCGTAACGGTTAAGACGTTGACATTGTCCATCCAGACTTCAAACTGTAGGCGGGGCTCTTCGAGCGCTTTCCGCACCTCAGTTAGCCTGTCAAACACATTACTCAGCGATCCCGATGACTTCGCAATGTATGTGGCGCTATCCTGAATCGGCACTCGCTGCGAGTGCAGTACTCCACGAAAGCGAAAAGTGGTTTTGTGTCCAATAAGGTCCGTCCGACTCGCGTCGTAGACAGTCTCTTGGTCCCACATATCCGTGAGGACGTTGTAGAGTTCAACGTCGCCGTAGATGACTCGCGTATTCATCAGAATCGCCCCCCAGGGGGTTCCACTGGCCGGCGATGATGTCCTTGACTATTGGTGGCGTTGGTGTTGCTTTCCAGCTTGCGCAGCACATTGATTAAGTTTTGCTGGTCGTTTTGAAGTTTTCCGTTTCCCATCAAGTCGTTGAAATACTCGACAGTTTTTTTGAATCCCCAATCCTCCATCATCCCGAGGATGGCAGCGCCAATATCTACCGGGATCGATTTCGCGAAATTCCAGAGATTCTCCGTGAGCGATTTATACGGTAATGCCTCCTTGCGGAAGTCCATGATGTGTTTTGCCAATCGCTCAGTACTTTCGCCCACTAGGTTAGCGCGCGCAACGGACTGGCGAATCTCAAACAATTCCTGTCGACTTGCCAAGGCGGCCAGCCGTGGGCTATATCGCCGAAGTTCCTGAATTGCCGCATCGTTCGACGACTTGGCGAGTCTGATGAGAGCGCCAGTGGCAAACGCGGCTGCGGTTGCCATGCCCCCTGCTCGCAATGTGAACGACCTCACTTCCAGCGTGGCGTCCCTAAACTTCGGACCAAGCTCGGCGGCGTGCCTGTCCTCGCGCTCCCGCTGCTTGCTCCTCCGCAGCGTGTCGACTTGCTGGGCCAGTTGTGCCCGCAGCATCATCCGCTGCTGAGAACTCATCGGCCCCGCCGAGGCCAGCCGCTCCCGCATGTGAGATATGGCAGCCAGGTTCGGCCGGGGCAGTGTCGGCCTCGGGTCGTGAGTTCGCTGAAAGAAACCGCGAATGCCACCGCCGACCGTAGGGCCAGCCGCCTCAGCAGCAGCCTTGCCGGCGGCCTGTTTGGCTCCCTCGCGAGCGCCGAGCCCGCCCAGCATCCGAGTCATGCCCGGGCCCATCGACTGCGCAGCAGCCCCCATGCGACCCATGGCGCCACCGGCGAGCCTCAGTAACATTCCTGCCAGTGGGAGCGGCATAGTCTGCTATTCTCCGTAATTTCCCTGGGCCGCGGCTCGCTCGTCGTCACACTTCGCCATCGCCTCTTGACGCTCTTTCGCGAATTTGGCTTCCAGCGGGTCTAGCACCAAGGCGGAGAGCATTTCCAGGCTGTTGACCTTGGAAAATGCTTCCCCGATTCCCCTCGCGATGCGCGACGCCTGACGCAATTCCGAGCGGTAGAGATTGAGGTAAAGGCCGAAAATCAACTCATGGTCGCAGACGATTCCTCCGGCACGGGTGTCGAGGATTCCTGCGCCGTAGGTTGCCGCCAGGTCGGACCAGGGTCGATGTTTTTTTTTACCTCGTCGCAGTATTCCATGAAGTCGGCCAGGATATCGAGGCACTCGGCGCCGGTGAGACCGAACCACGTATCCGGCGTGTAGAGCGTCACGTCGAAGATGTCGCAGATCGCCTCAAGGTAGACTTTGGTTTTGTCGGCGTGACCAGCGCGGACCATTTCAAAATCTTCCCAACTGAACGTGGGGTGCAACTCCAGCGCAATGTGCACTTGCAGCGGATCGAGTCTCCGCAATCGTCGGCCGTCGAAGTAGGCGAAGAGTTCACGGCGCCGTCGGGCAATGCGGCGATGAATCAGATTGGCTATCCATCGAATGAGAATCATGGTCGCTGTCCTGGCGGGCTATGTCGTGACGGCGTTGTATAGCACGCCGCTGCCATCCTTGTGGCACTCGAATTCGCAAATGTAAGTCGAGAACTTGGTCCCGCGGCCGATCTCCTGCGCGTTGCGAGGAATCACGCGAGGGAAGTTTCTGGGGTCAGAGGCGGCGTTCAGTAAAAGTCGCATCGTGCGGACGCCACTGAACATAAGCGTACCTGCCGTGAACGGCTGACCAGCGGTGGCGCCACTAACACGACTGCGGACCACGTTGCAAACGGTCAAGTCGTACTTGGTGAGTTCCAAGCGGACGATAGCGATTTCGCCGAGGTAGATGACTTCAATGGGAGGACCATCGTCGCCGCCGTTTTGATCCCCGGGCACATCCAGGAAAAACGCCTCTTTGCGAGTCTCGGCAAAGTTGCGGGTAAACCCAAGAGTTTGGAGAGCGCCAGCGGCGACGTCGGGGGCCGCGATCCGCACCTGACAGGCACCGGCGACGTTGACTGTTTCAGCCATGATTCGTTAGCCTCGCGCTATCTGCCCAACGGCAGACGTTCCTGCCGGCTCGGATAAAAATGCCGCGTCCGATCGGGAATGAAGCGGATGTTGTTTTGGTACTGTTGAAACGACGGGCCGTCGATGTCCGGCAGGCCCGCGGCCAGGTTCGCCTCGATGTCGAGCACCCTGACGCCCTTGCGGATCTGCTCAAGCACTTCTTCCACGCCGTCGCGGACCTCTTTCGACGCCTTGCCATACTTTTCTGGACGTCGCCGCAATAGGTACGACAGAGCGATTTCGCAGCAGAGCCGTTTCAGAAATGCCTGCGATTCTCCAGTAAGATTCGTGAGATCGTCGGGATCATATTGCCGGCCCACAAACAGCGCCGCCTTGATCGTGCCCGTGGCATCGTCAAGCGCGGAGGTCATTTTGGTATCGGTCGACAAGCTCGTCACCGGAGTATCGTCGTCGCTCACCAATTCCTTGAGCGTCCGCTCGTCGAAGCGATTGACCATGTCGGCGGAAGTGGCGTAGGCGGCCATATCGGTGCACGTGATCGCTGGTAAGACGCCCCGGTCCGCGCGACCAACGACGGACCGGGGCGAAAGGCAAACAGTTCAACAGTTACGCCGCGGCATTCTGGAACAAGACGCCGCTGGCCGGGGCCACGATATCGTAAGTGATCGTGTCGACCACGCGGCCCTTGGTGCGACGGTTGTTGGCGTCGCGCAAGGTCTCGACCGTCATTTCCTCTTGAGCGAAGCCCACGCAGGTCGAAAAGTTCGGGGCATCGGCCACGCCCACTAGGCCACCCGGGCGAGCGACCATGAACGGCGTCGCCTTGGCGAGCACTTGGCTCTTGGCCGTGGTCGCGCCCTTTTTCGACGTAACCTTGCGGGTGGCCTCGACCACCAGCGGGAAGCCGTACAGCTTGTTGGGCAAACCGTACATGGTGTTTTCGCCGGGCAGTTCGCCCTTCACTTGGGCCAGCGCGTCGGGCGAGCCCTTGATATAGTCAGTTATTTCCTGACTCTGCGTCAGTTCGGCGGCCAGCGCCGAGTTGATCACCACAACCAGATCATCCATTTCGATCGCCGCGAGCGTGTCGTCCAGGATCAGCTCGGCCGCGGTCTGGAGCGATCGCTTGATGTCCTGGCGCGCGGTCGTGCTCTGGGCCCAGTTGCCCGTGTTGTTGGCGATCGCCGACACGTCCAAAACGTGCGAGACCGAGTAGTTGGCCGTGTTGGTGAGCGCGGAGATCGCCAGTTGCGTCCGGGCCGTCATCGCCTTGCGGCTGTGAATGCTCGCGTGCTGATCAAGGATGTTCCACGACGCCTGATTGATCGTGAGATCGCCCAGACGGAACCCGTAAGCGTAGCGCTTGGCGGTGAACGGAAAGAACTCGAACGATTCGTTCCCGTCGATGCCTTCGGGCGCTTCCTGTCCGTCGTACCAGACATAGGTGCGCAGGTCGGCATGAATGAGACGCCCCGCCTCTTCGACGGTCATGCGCAGAAAGTAGCCGCCGATTTTCTCGACGGGCACTACCTGCGTGTACTTGTTGACGGCGAACTTCTTGATGTTCCGCGCGAAGTCAATGACCATTTTGTTGGAATGTTCATGCGAGCGGATGTAGACGTTACTCGGTCCAGGATGTACGGCGGCCATGTTTGAATCTCCATAGCCGACCGCAGCGGCCCGCGTGTGTCACGACGGCGACTGGACGCGGTATCCAGTTTTTCGGGAGCGACCCTAGCCGTCGAGTTGTTTGAAAAAAGTGTGCGAGTAAGACAACTAAACCAAAACGATTGAAAGCTGTTACGTCAGCTCGGGACGGAACACCTCAGGATTGATCATCACCCGAATGAGTTCGTCCTCGTCGGCGGCGGCCTGTTGAGTCCGACCACCGCATTGCTGATTCGTGGTGGCCGCGGCGTCAATGGCGACCGCCTTGCCGTTGGTGTCGCTTTTGAAGAGCGTGCCGGCGGCAATGGCCGCTCCTGCGGCTACCATCGCCTCTTCCCCGGGCCCGCGAAGTTCGATTTGGTCACCGGCTTCCGCGTGCAGATTCGTGGTTACCAGGTCGTTCAGCGGCGCAAACTTGGTCGCACCGGTGGAGGCGCCGATGATCGGATCGTTGGCCCCGGCTTGCGAGCCCGTGTGGTCGGCCGAAACGCTGGGGGTAATCAGACGGAACGTATTGACGTTTCCGCCCGCAATCAAACGTGGTGTGCCAAATGCCATGACTGGTTACTCCTATGAGGACGCCCTTGGGCGAAACAAAATTCTGTTGACCTCGATTGATTCCACGTCTCCGAATTAGGCGACATCTCCGTACTTGCCGTTTTTGACATCGGTGAGGACCGCCACGTAGTCCGCATCCTTCCCCTCGGCGATGAATCCCTCGCAGATCACCCGTGCCTTATCAGCACAAGCCTTGCCGTACTGCTCTTTCTGTAGCCGGTTTCCCGGGGCGGTCGGTTCGATCATGCCCGCGATCGGATCGTAAGGCAGATCGATCGTCGGCATCCGCTGATAGTGCTCGGTGATTGCCGCGATCGCGTCTGTGAACTGATCGTTGTTCACCTTGCCGGCGTTCAGACGCTCCATTTCCTTGTCAGGATCGAGCGCGTAGCCGTCCATCTGGAGCGCCTGCAGGTTTTGACGACGCTCGGCATTGATCCTGGCATAGCGTTCGACCTGCAACTCTTTCTTGAGCTGCGCGGACTCATCGGAGACACGCCGCAAGTCGGCCTGGACCCGCTGATACTGGATGCTCTCGGCATGGCTGACGCGGGCGTAAGGTGCCGAAGCGTTTTTCCCATTTCCCGTGGCGTCGTCGACCGAACCGCTGGCCACGCTCATCGAACCGTCGGCGGAACCCTCGCCGCTGGGGTTTTGTGGACTGCCGTCAACCGAACCGTCCGCCTGATAAGAGGCTGGCCCCGTGGTTTCGTCGCGATCGACTTTCTTGCCGCCGAGGTCGCCCTCGTTGGCCGTCTGATACGACCCCGCGGCGTTTTCGCCATCGGCTGCGTATCTGCGCTGCTTACGGCTCGCCATGTAGCAATCGATATCCTCGTCGCTCATGTCGTCCATCGCGGCGTAGGCTTTCTGCATCTTGGCCTTTTGCTCGTCGTCGGACGGGACCGCTGGCGGCGAAACGTCTCCATTGGCAGCGGGCGGACTTGGCGGGGCAGCGTCCGGGGGAGGTGAAACCGGGGGCGCTGGAGAAGATGGCGGCGCTTGCGGCGTAGGCGGTGCCGGTGCCGTCGGTGCCGGACTCGGAGTGTCTCCGGCGACTTCGCCACCCGCCAAGCCACCCGACTGTTGAGCCATAAGAGTGCGGATGAATTGGAACTCTTCGGTTTGCCCGAGTGAATTGCAAATCTGTTGAATGTCTTGCTCGGTCAACATGGTTGAATCCCCAGTGTTGGAGGGTGAATAGTTTTGCCTCTCGTCCTCACTGTCGGGGACGAAAACATTACTAGGGCCAGGCGCGACGGCCGCGTACTTTTCACGCAGCACGCGCCGACCGCCGCGATGTAAAGTGGCCGAGTACAAGAGCCCCAGATCGAGTCGAGGCGCTTCCGCGCCCAAGAGCGCAATCGGGTCCAGGAACATTTCCTCGTAACGGTCCTCAAGCCACAGCTCCGGACTGCGTCTTGGGTAACGCTTGAAGCGATTGACTTCGTCGCGAAAGATGTGAAAATCGGCCAGAATAGCCCAGCGTTGACGAGTGCCAGCCTGGCCAATCTTACCCATGCGAAACGGGCCAGCGAAACCAACCACCTCGGGCTCGGCGCCGCCGCCAGGCTTTTGCGTGTGGCCGATGCACACGGCCGCGAAGTCGCCGCTTTCAGCAATGCGACGATTGCACCGATCGCAGACCAGCTTGAGCTCGTTGTACGTGAACTTGAGATCACGGCCGCGTCGGTCCTGCGTCTCATGCTCGGCGAACACGGGCACGTTGGCGATGCTGACGAACTCGTCGTCGGGGAAGTCGCCTGGCTGCCGGACGTTTCCTTGCGGAACGGCCATCGCCATGTCGGAGGCTTGGACGGTCGCGACCATCGCATTGCAGTTGCTCGATTTTCTGAATGGCGTCGAGACAAATAAAAAAGGCCGGGCCGCACCCGCTGTGGATGCGAACCCGGCCTTTTGTGCTCGACCGGAAATTTAAGTTTTGACTGCCAGCCCTGGGACTCCAGGGCAACGCCTGCATTCTTGATCGTTTAGGGAGGGTCTGTCAAGCCTTTTCGAGAAAAAGGCTCAATCCGGCGAGAGATTCTTGTTGAGGCTGCTGCGGGCATCGGTCGCTAGGCCATTGCTGATATTGATGTTGACCACGATATTTCCGCTGAGTTTCTTGGCTAGCACAAGCCGTAGCAGCTCTTGAAGTTCCCGGACGGCGGCCAGCTTCCAGCGTTTACTGCTATCAGTATCGACTCCCTGGTGGACGATGCTCACCTGCCGCTCCCTAGACCATTTGCGCCATATAGGCTTCCAGGACTTGCTTGCGGAAGAACATTTCACGCTGGGCGCCGGTGAGCCGGCTCGGCCGCTTTGGTTTTGCGGCTTGCTGCCCCACATGGGACGGGTCGACGTCTTTGAACAGGCCGCGCTGGCCAGGCAGCGATGCCGCCTGCTTGGCCGGATGCTCCCAGCCGGTGAAGTCGATCGCCGCGAACTGACCGCCGCTGTCGCGATTGTGCTTGGATTCGCTCCAATCGGTGCCGTAGTCAATCCGATCATCGGCAGGATCGAACGTACCGCGGTTGCCGGTGGCGGATTTTATCTGGTTCGGATTGAAGGCAATCCAGACACGGCCGTAGTCACCTTCACGTTCAAGTCCAAGGCGGACGCTTCCAGCAACGTCCCCAGCCATGTGAGTTATTCCATCATATCCAGCAGAAGCGATGAGATCATTTACATGCGACTTAGTGCGGTAGTTTAAGAATAACCTCCAAAGATCTCGATGCTTCATTCCATCATCATCTTTGTAGTAAAGAGAAACTGTGTCGTGGATTTCCTCGGATTCACGCTCTGAGATTAGTCGCGACTCGACAGTGCGAGACACAATCCTCTGGGCCTCTTCAAGCTCGATCGGCGAATCGTAGTCGAACGGCCTGCGGATATTGAGATAAACGGCGCGGATATGGCTGTCATCGGATGCGTACATTGACGCGATTTCTTTGTTCTCGGCAAAATAAAACCCTTTGCCGACCATAGTCGCCCCTGATTTCTCAGGATCGAAGGCATCGAAATCTGCATCAGTGCCGTGGTAAACAACCTTGCCATCGCCGTGAGTTTCTTGTGGCTCACCAGTTCCCTTGTTGACCACCTTGCTAGAATTTGCCCGATCATTCTCCCAGTCACCAAACCACGCCTTGAACTCTGGTGTCTCAGTCTGCTTGGAGCGGCTCTCAGTGGCCACCGCTGTTTCGCCGACGTCGGTGAACTTACCGTCATCGGATCGCGGGTGTTCCTCTTCTCGAAACGCCGCGTAACTCGCCAGCCGCTTGCGGTCGCTGTTCTCGCTCGGGAGTCCGTTGGCGACATACTCGGCTTGCTCCGCGGCCTCTGCCGGCGCGGAAGGCGTCGGCTCCGCAGACTGTCCATTCGAGCTCGGATCGCCGAACTGGCCAATGTTCGCCCCGGGGACCGGGCCCATCGCGCCCATCTGTGCCGATTGCGCCGCGGCCTGCTGCTCTTTCATCTGCTCGAATTTGTCCAGGACTTCGGAATCCGGCTCTGGCGCCGGCGCGCCTATGAGATCGCGAAGCTGCTTGGCGTCCAGTCGCAGGCCCATCTCGTAAGCCTTCAAAAACGCCTCGATCATCGACTCCGCGTCGGGCTCGCGAGTGTGAATCACGAACCTGAAGTCGACGTTGGCCATCCGCGGCAGGGCGAGCTTCTTAATCGGACTCAACAGGTCCGTAGTAATCGTTTCCTCCAGCAGCATGGAGTCGTAACGCACGATCTGCATGAAGACATCCATTTGAACGTCGGCGAGATTCGAGCCGAGGCCCGTGGCCGACGCTTCCGTGGTGAGCGTCTGGCCGAGGATGTAGCGCTTGATCGAGTGGCCGAAGTATTCGGTAATGATGCTTTTGAGGGACTCGACTCCGCCCATGCCTGGCTCGATTCGCTCCACACCGTAGACCTGACCGTCCTCGCCCATCGGTCGCGGGACCATGATGATGTTGCGGCCGTTTTCGATTTTTTCCTCGGCGGCCTTGCGCATTTCGGCTTTGGCCGTCGCATTGCCCATTGGGTAATACCAGATTTCGATGCCCATTGCCGAGCGTTCCATGAAATCCATCATATTGGCGAGCGTCTCTTGCTTCTGGTACCAAGTCCAGTAAATGACGGAACGAATACCGACTCCGTGAATCCGGCCGGCGTTAGCCGGATCGTGATAGTCGCCGTCCTCGATCCGGTGCTTGTGGACCGCCAGCAGAATCGACTCCCAAGTGTCCAGAAAATACGCCAGTCCGTGATCGGTCGCTTCCAACTTGCGGACCCGTTCCACCGTGCCTCGGAAGCCACGCGAGCGATAGTGGTCCTGCATCTGACTCAACTGGTTGACGCCCGTGTAGATGCCCGCGCCGACTCGAATCCCGATCTGATCGGGCCGGTGGTCGTTCATGCCGTCGTCGTACCGAAACACGATCTTGTCGCCGTTCACTGGCAGCCACCGCAACGGCATGGGACGCATCTTGCCCGCGACTAAGCGGTAGCCCCACTTGTGCTGGATGCCGTATTTTCCGTACCACGTCGCGTGCAGTAGATTCTCACGATACTGCATAAAGCGGGGAATCTTTTCCAGGATTTTCGTGAGGATCTGTGCCGCCTCTTTCTGCTCGGCATTGTTCGCGTCCTCGGGCTCGACGCTCCAATCCAAGAGTGCCACGGCCCGCTGCCGCATTTCGACGCACTCCATGATCGTGACGTCGTTACGCATGAATTTGGCATTGTCGAAGCTGTCCTGGATTGCCTCGTCGCTGGCGCGATAGACTTTGGCCTGCGAGCCGGCAATGCCCTGAAAAGTGAAGGCGTGGCGCAATAGGTAGTCGCCCAGATTGGGCGGCATTCCGTCGATGCCGGATGCCGGATCGTCGCCCGCGTCAAACCGCTCGTCGCCTATTTTCAGCGGATCGCGACGCATGGAATCGCCAAGATCAATGACTGTGCCTGTAGCGGCCATCGGCTGACCCCCTATCGAAAGTTGAACGGGCTCGGTTTCATGGTCGCGCCGCTCGTAAGCACCTTGATTTTTCCAGTGCTCACGCTCTTGACCCGGACGGTTCGCTGAACATACATTTCGCCTTCGGCCGTCATAGTAGCCTTGCGCGGGACGTAGTTGTTTCTGACGCCGACGAGCTGATAATCGTGCTGGTGGCCAGAAATCGTGCCGCGAATTCTCAGGCTGTCCCACACCCAGCCGCCCTTGGACGCCGCGGCGTGTAGTCCAAGAAACTTCTGGGGTCGTACATTCGCATAGCTGTAGAGGCTCCCCGCGACTCCGTAGACCATGTGCGACTGAAACCGCACGTAGAGCGTCCATGTGTCGACGTCATAGGAATAGCTGTAGACGTTGGACGATTGGGGCGTGCGGACCATTTCCTTGGTGACAATCGGATGCGTCGCCGGGAACCTGCGCCGCGAGCCGTCGCCAAAGTCGACGTCGATCACCTTGCGTGGCTGACCGCGTCCGGTGGTTTTCGAGACACCGCCAGGATAGGTCGATTCGTCGACGGTTGTCGTGGGCTCGTCGCTCAGCCCTCGAGCCTTGGCAGCGGCCCCAGCCGCTCCCACCTTTCCGGCCTGTGGTTTTACTTCGTACCCGTGGGTTTCGAGGAATTCTTTGGCGGCTTCGATCTGGTCGGCGACTTCACGCGCGGACCGATTGGCGATCGGCTTTTGCAGACGAGACGCCTTGCGGCCGCGGGTCGAGAGCATATCTGGCGCTACCGCGTCCAGGAAATCCAACGCCGTCTGGATATCGCCACCGAGGCCGCTCTTGCGGGCCCTGCCGCCACTGGTCACCAGCGACCGGATGAGGGAGCCCACCGGACCCATCGTCGAGAGAAACTCGCCCAACAGTTGCGCAGTCGATCCCCCGAGGCGGGCGTAACGCTCCACTTCGCGTACCATGCGACCGAAGTCATTCGACAACAGCGAGTTCCTCACCGTGTCGTTCAACCCGCCGCGTCCCCAAGACGTGAGGGCGTCGCGGATGGCCGTGCCGGCGCTGGCGTGTTTCCCAGAATTCAGCGCGGAGCGGACCTGGCCGATGGCTTTGGCCGCGGTCGTGCGTTGCCACTCGCGACGGGCCGATCTCTGGACGGTACGTGACGCGAGGCGAAACAACGGATTGATGTGAAAGTTGCCCATGTGTCAGTTCACGCTTAGTTTCACCAAGCCATAGTGGAAAATCGGACTCGGCACGTATTCGGTAGTTGTCGGCATGAGCCGCAATACGTAGCAATCCGACGGATGGAACAATTCATGTTCGATCGCATCCACGATCGACAGACTATGGTGGAGCCACAGGAAATACTGCCAAGCCGCGATCGGCCCTATCGGTATCACGATGTGAAATAGGCGATAGCGATGATGCTCGTATTCCGGCTGAAAACCGCCGACAAGGCAGTCGCCGGCCAGGACTTCGCACCCGCTCTTGATTCGCGAACACTGAAACTTATCTTCGCGCTCTAGCTGCGCATGGAGCATCCCGTGCAAAGGTCCGCCGACGCAAATTGTTTCCAGACGTTCCATTTGACTATCGTCTCGGCATGATCCCGTTGGTGGCACGGCGCAGGGCCCGTTCGAGCTTCCCTCTGGAGAATTGTACCGACTTTCTGTCCGTGGCGCTCGATGTTTTTTTCGTGCTCTCGATAGTTTCCGACACGGGCAGTGCCGTAGTGAACACCAGATAGCGGAGCGCATCCACCGTATCATCATCCCGTTTCAGGGGTTCCGGCTTCGCGACTTGCGGATTGAGGACCGAGCCTTGCGTAGGCTTCCTACCGCGCTTCCAGCGATATTTGCGCAGCTCTTCAATGAGGTGCTTGCAACGGCTCGAAATCCGAATCCGAGGTTCGCCCGTAGTGGGGTGGCACTTGAGCGCCGTGCGAACCGCGTTGATCCCGTCGTAAACCGCATTGCGGGCCGGCCCGGTAGGAATCCCGTAGCGGCAGTATTCGTTGATCTCGCCCGGCCGCGCGGGATCCGCGTAGTTCATCCCCCATAGAGCATCGCGCGTGGTGAGCAATCGCTTGTGGACGCGAATCACTTCGCCACGCTCTTCTTGCTCGCCTGGTCGCAATTCCCGCACTCTGTTGGTGCTCACTGCGGTGCGATATGTCTCGATCGGCCAGCCCCACCGCTCATAGATTTCCAGCATGGCGAGCGCGTGGTCCTCATTGATCTTGTTTTGATCGATCGACCAAAATTCGTCATATATCAGCCAGTCTCCTATCGTGTCCTGGCAGCCGAACACTGCGGTCTGCGGATGCTCGGCAGACGCTCCCCAGTCGGTAGCCGAGTTGTGCCGAGCCCCCACGGGGATGCGCACTTGATCCTCGGGGATGACGTGGATTCTCTGGTTGAACGACGGATAGATGACGCCCTCGAAAGACGCCAAGGCGCCGGTCTCGCGCGTGGCCCGCATTTCGTCCGGCACCAAGGCGAAGAATTGCTCGTACCAGCCGGGTTGCAGATTCGGGACGTTTTTTAGCGTGTTGGCCCGATAGAACCGCCAGCCCGCGGGGACATTGTCCATCGCCTTTTCGACCCAGATCGAGAGCTCGGGATCCACCGGCGTAAACTCGGCAAACTGGCCGCCCGGGAACATATACTCGCGACAGCCGCGGAGCACCTCCAGAAAGATATCCAGCGGGAACTGCTCACTAAACCAGAAACCGCCGATCGAGCGGGCCTGCATCGCCTGTCGGCCTTGCTCGTAACTCTTGAACTCCAAACGCCAATTCTTGGTCGGACTGCCGCCGCGCGACTCCGGCCACGGCTTCAACGGCACGCTCTTGGGGCGATTGAGTTTCTCAGAAAACCAACTCACCCGCTCCCAATCCACTTCGCAAGACGGGATGTGGCCGTGACCTTCGAGCTTCTCGCCCCAGCACACGTCCATGCACTGCTCGTAGGTCTCGGCGATGATCCAAAACGGGGTGTCTTTTCGTGGCGGCGGCTGTTGGTGCAATAGGAACTGCGCGGTCTTAAAACTCGCGCATTCTGTGGTCCCGGAAGCATTTCCGCCAACCATGAATGAAACTTGGTCGCGGTTGTAGCAAAACGATTCCTGCTCGTCGAAGTCAGCTGGGGCATCTGGCCGCGGGATGAAACTGTAATAGAAATCCTCGCCGTCCATCGACTCCAAAAATCCGCGCACGACGGGATCGATCTCGGCTAGGGCGAGCACTTCGTCGATCGTGACTTCGGGTGCGGAGACCATGCTAATTCTTCTCACTTCCAGTCGATTCCGCGTGCTTCGCAGTAAGCGATTACATCATCAACGGACATTGAATAAATCTTGGCAATTTGAATCACCGAAACATGCTCGGCCACCAGCTCTTCAATGCTGTCAATGTGTTTCTGCGGCGTCGGATCATTCTCTGAAAATTCAAAGCGGTTCATTTCAATATCTTCCGTAACCCTAAACGGCCCGCACAAGTCGACAACGCGCATCCGCCGACAACTCGCTTCCCAGCAATCTCGCTTTATGCTGTGCGAGCGAAAGCACTTGTGTTCCAGATGATCGCGTGCGAACTCTACCAGTATCCTTTTCGCACCATCGCAAGACATAGTTATCTCGGTCTGGGTAGTTTACGACATGCACATTCACGCCTTGTTCGAGTTCCTCGGCCCAATCCATCAGCGTGTCGTACCCCTCACTGTTGAGTAAGTATCCCAAGACTGAGTAAATCCCTTCGATGTAATCTCCGAATACGCCCAGTGCCACATTGCATCGTTGGCAAAGCAAGCCGCGAATTTTTCCGGTCGTGTGATTGTGGTCAACCAGAAGGCGTCCGTGCTTGGTCTTTGGTTCATCGGTTCGACAGATCGCGCATCGCCCGTGTTGCGCATGGAGTAAGTTGTTATAGTCCTCGTCGTCCATGCGATATTCACGAAACAAAGTATCTGAGTATCTTTTGTCTCGACTGTCCGAACGATCTAAATGGCGTTGCGCGCGAGCCAGAGCACCCGGGTACTCGACCTCGCGTTTTTCATTGACTTCTTTCAATAGCTTCGCCATGCTCATTGCAATAGTCCTAATTCTTGCCGGGGGTTGTCATGCGGCTGAACGCCCCGCTGGCTTCGGAAACTCTTGTCTCGTACTCGCGGCGCTCGATCGCCTTCGAGTGAATGCGCTTCATCATGTCCTGCATGAGCAATGCGGGGGTTGTGCCGGCCACGCGATACTCTTCGTGCTGAACGCGGAATTTCACGGCGGCAAAGTGGCCTTCGAGCCGGCAACGCGTGTCGATGCACCATTGGGCGATTTCCAGCCACGCCTTTTCGCCGTGCCGGTAAACGCTGGTGACGGCCCGCTCCAGCAGACTCTCGACGTTTTTGCGCTGCGCTTCCGGCAGAGTTTTCAGTTTGGCGATCTGCTGCTTGACCAGTTCCCGCCGCTCGGCCGGCTTCGTGCTGTAAAAGCATTTCCAGGCCACACGCTCCAATTCGTTGATCTTCAAAAGTTCGGCCGCGATCGAGCGCGTGGACGACGCCTGAATCATGGGAAAGATGTGCTTGTTGAAATGGTGCTGGATGGTGAACTTGCCCACGTCATAATGCGCGGCGATTTGCCGAAACGACCAGCCCTGACCGTAGAGTCGCATGATCTGGTCGTAATCGTCCGGCACAATCTTCCGCTCGCCTGGCGGGGGACACCCGGACTTGCGCGCAGCGGTTTTCGGCGTTGGTTTTTTCTTCGCCATGTTTGCCTACTTGTTGTCGACTTGGTCGCGGAAACTCTATGCCGTAGGTTGCTCTACTTCCTGCCGCCGCCGGAGCACGGCCGCTACTTTCTGCGATGACGTTCCCAGCAGTTTGGCGATGTCCTTGGGCGGCTGTTCCGGATCGTTCTCGTAGGCCAAGAGAATCTGCTCTTCCAGGCTCAAGGGCTGGCCATCGTCAGGTCCGAACTCGTCGTCCTCACCTTCGCCTTCGACTTCGACTTCCAATTCATCTTCCAGCGCCCCCAGCGGACCGGCGTCGTCATCCGGGTCGAAAGAATTCCCTGCCGGCGTCGGCGACCCGTCAGTCGAGCCAGACGCACCGGCGATCGACGGTTCCAATTCGAGCCCGTGATCGCTGCAATACTTGAGCACGCTGCCGACCGGCATGACCTTCACCTTGGCGATCTGCGCTGCACTGAGACCCTGTGCGACCAGCGTTTCGATCTTCTCGGGACCAGCCGTTGGCGCCGCCGGCGCTTTCTTGCCAATCTTTTCCTGCATCTGCTTCGCCTTGAGCCGATCCAATTCGCGCCGCTTTTTTTCTTTCTCGGCAATCTGCTTGACATAGCCCTGACCGTCGTGTTTCCCGGGGTTGTTGATCGCATCGCGGACCTTGGCCACGTCCGGGCTGCCGAATTCGTCGTACCAATCATAAATTTTGGCGATCTGATGCAGGGAAACTTTTTGGTTCACCAGTTCGGCGACTGGCTCCAGTTGCTTTTGAGCCTTGGGCGTGGCGCCGGTCCTAGCGGCCGCGATCGTGTCGATGCACGACCAGACGTTGTTGCCGGGCAACAGGTCATCCTTGGGGCTCATTTCCGCTTGGGTGACGTGGGCCCGCCAATGCTTGGTGAACTCCTCGACGGCACGGCAGAGATTCCGGCACGATGCGGGGATAGTGCCTTTCGCGAAAGCGTCGACCACTTCTTGCGCGGCCATCCACAGCGGTCCGCCGACCGGCAGTCCGTTAATGGAGGTGTCGTCACTCCAGCGTTGCCGCTCTTCGAGCATGTTGTCGACGGAAAGAAACAGATACGTTTGTCTTTCTTGAAGTGATTCGAGTGACATAGTGTTTGCCTACCTGTTAAAAGACTTGGTGAAAGTGGAAAGACGATGGTCGCGAACTAGCTCTTACATAACGTGAGAATGGACCGCTCGGCGGCTTCAGCGCCGTTCGATACCAAGCGAAGCTGGTTACAGCCGAACGCCGCATCCGGCAATCGTACGATCGTGCTGGCCGCAAACGTAATGCTCAGCGTGGCGCCCAGCGCATCCTTGATTGGAAACCACGAGCCGCTGTTTTGCAATCTGCCTTCGATAGCCAATGCAGTCCCGGTCATGGCGGCTGGAAGCTGCACGCTGCCAAAGGCCATGTCGTCGACTTCAAAGGCCGTGGATTCGGTCCCCGATTCGGCGATGACGACCGTCTTAGGTCTCCTGATTCTTTCCATGATAGCCTCGCTAAGATGCGCTGGGAATTAGTAACTGCTGCTGTCGATATTCATTGCTGCCGAAACTCGCGTTCGCATGAAGCTCTTCCATGAACAGTGCCGCCCCGAAAAACTCCGCTGCGTCGAAGTCAAGCGGGTGCGTGGTAAGACTGTCCAACAGCACGTTGCTGTAGGTGGTTGTGTGCGCCGTGTTGAACGCATCCATCCAAATGGCAGCTGCGCCGTTGGCGTCATTGTCGACGAGCGAGAAGCCGTCGCTAAAATCATCGAACGATGCGCCCTCTGTGAGCAGGTAGCCGGAGACGTAGCCGACATTGTCGTTGGCGGCGGCTATCGCGGCGGCGGCCAGCGTGTGATTCTCCGCGTCGATCCGTCCGGCTGCCATCGTGTTGCTGCCTTCGTGGACGTGCGGTGCGTAGATAATGATGGGCCAGCGCGGCTTTCCCATTGCATCGTGGCGGGCATTCATCCGATTGACGACGGCTTGATAGACCGTTTCATATTCTGCTTGCGTTTTGTTTTCGCGAGCGAAGTACATTGCGTAGAAACCGCGATTTGGCAGGGCACCGTGGTAGTTCGTGAGATTGGCGTCATCGAACTGCTTGGGCGTTCCGGCACTGCTTTCCGCGTCCACGCCGAAGCCGATGATCGGCCAGGAAGCGTCGGCTAGATTCGCGAAGATGATGCCGCCAGAAATGTCGGCCCGACGCACTACGAATCCGGCCAGGTCGAAGGTTTTGTTCTCTTGGCCGGTCCAGCCTGCGACTGGCTTGCTGAGAATCATGCCTCTACTACTGCCAGCGCCATCGCCCGTGTTGAATAGCTCACTTGTGACTGAGATTTCACCGGCAACGCCCGTCGAGAGATCGAGGTCTATGTATTCATCGAGTTCAACATCGTAAACGCCGATCACAAGCAGGGGATTTTGCGTCGAGGTTCGCTGGAGCAATCGAACGCCCACGGTCTCCTTAGTCGCGCCGGACAACCAACTAGACAGAACGCCTGAGAAGAGTATCAAGTCCGAAAATACGACAGAGAACACATCGGGGTCGCCCACGTAGGGGCCAGCGCCAGTGTGCAGTTCCATGATCTGATTGACCGGCAGGCCGAAGTGCGTCGGCACGGACTCTAGTTTTTCGATCTCATAGTTAGTGCCGCTGTCTACTACTGCCCAAGTGTGCGTGTCGGGTGAAGTTATTGCTCCGTCGAATGGGTTGCCGGAATTAACCGACAGCGTATCCGCTCCGAGAATCAATTTCTCCAGCGGCAGACCCGTCAAGACCGCCAGTCTCTCCAGCGCATGGAACGGATAGCGGCTATAGATGTTCGCCACCGAAATACTATCGCCCAACGCCACAAACGTCTTGTCCACGGACAGATTGACGATGCCGAGATTGGCGCTGGCAGGAGTGGCAGCGATGGCGGACGCAGCCCAGATCGGCGCGGCCTCGCCCGTGAAAAACGCCGAGTCGTCGCTGAACGTCGGCATGATGCCTGTGTCGAATAGCACCGTTCCGGTTTCGGCCGTGAGTGAATTCTTGAGCGATACGTTGCCCGTGGCATTTGCGCCAATCGCCGGCGTGGAAGTAGTCGTGTAAATCCGAATCGGGCTGGCCGAGTCGGCCATCATGGTATTGCGGTCAGCGGTCGTGAGCGTGGCCGTCGCCCATACCTGGATGCCGCCGATGCGCATGTTGTGGCCGGCGATTTGCGTTCCTCCCGTAGCGCGACCGATCCACAGCGTCGTCAACGCGGAATTAGGGATGCTCGTCGCCGTCGGGAAGGCGTTTGTCCCAGCTTGATCGACATACACGCTGAATGTGCCGCCCGTTAACCGCCAGTAGACGGTGTGCGGAATGCCGCCAGTGGCCAGATCGAGATTCACCGTCGCAGAGGCGGGCGTAGGCGTGTCGTTGCTGATCGTGATAACCAGCTTATTGGCGGTGTCTACTGCGAAAGAGATTTTGCTGCCGCCTGCGCTCAGGTATTCCAGAAACACCCGCTGCGAGCCGGGCGCGACTAGAGATTCGATAACGAACTTGCCGCCATACGCCGCGCCGGCAATCGAGGGGAATAGACTGGGCGACAACGTGCTATTTGTCACCAGGTAATTCGCGCGCGTGGAATTGAGAATGTACACTGTTTCTACCTTCTCATGGCCAAACTAGATTTTCAACATTGGGAATTGCCACGTTGGCTTCATCGCGACAGCCGAAGCAATTGACATAGATGCCTGACACGCCGCTCGCGGAGAATACGTCCGTAATCGCCGACCAGCCCGTCCCCCGGAAACGATGCCCGTAGAAACTAACGACTTGCCGATGCGTAGTCATGCCCGTCGAGTTCCAAAGCACCGTGCCTTTTTCAATGCCCATCCCGCCATAGACATCAACAGCGCCAGAACCGCGTATCTCAAACAGGTGCGCACCATTGGCCTGATGCACTGATCCAGAAATAATCGGGTTGTCGAATCGCACTTGCCAAGGGTCTTGAACTGGCATGCTCGGCAAGCACTGCACCAGCATTACGCCGGACATATACGCTGCACCAGCTTGCGCATCAGAAGCGAAGTTTCTTATGATGTGCTGTCCCGCATTGAAAGCGCCTTTAGCTAATCTGACGCAGACTACTGGGTTTACCGTAGTGACGCCATCAGCGTAGAATTTGGCATTCTGGGCCGTCAGATCAAATACAACGCCCGTTCCAGGTTCCCCTAGAGACGGTCCACCAACCTCTCCAGGATTGGGAAATTGGAAAAACTCATAAATGTTGTCCTTGAAAAACCAACCCTGCGCTTGATTGTTCACCGCCCTAAAAGCAACGTCGTGGTTCTCTATCTTACAACGCTCAACACGGCAGAGGTCGCAGTTACTATCTGTGGACGCTAGGCCAGCTTGAAAAGCAACCTTGCCTTTGTAGAGGTTCAGGTCATGGAAATAATGCTTGCCGGAGCCAAGCCCTGCATCGAATGGAACAAGGATCGTGACATCAGGATTCGTCCCATACTGATCTGTAAGCGTGTCGCCTTGTATGGAAAATTGGCCTATCTCGCAATTCGTGCCTCGCACTGTAATTACCGGAACGTCATCGGCTACGCTGTTGTCGCGCTGCAGCAGCGATACGCTGCCAAAAAGTGTGTGAGCGGGATTATGATGATTACTGTTGCCGTTGCCTAGAATCTTTAAGCCAGAGCGATTGGGTATCTCTATCCCACCGACCAGTTCAAGTCCTGGCTTGCCCCAGACGATGCCTCTGGTGCGTGAAGCGTCGATCTGCGCCTGAATCGAGAGTCCGCCATTGAACGAAACATCAATGCGGTCGCTGACCTCGATTATCTCCGGCACGTCGATCGGATCATCGACCTCGATCAGGTCGGGACCGTCCTGGACGACTTCAATGGTAAGTTCTTCGGCCATGCCGCCACGTCTCAGTAGGACTCTACCTTAGACTGCCACCGTTGGCAGGACATCGAAAATAATCTCGGCGATCTTGGTAGTCGTGCCGCCGCTCGACGTAATGAGGATGTCGCCCACCGGTTTCTGACTTGCTTGTCTGCCGGCAGTCGAGCCCGTGAAGGCCGCCGTCACCGCACTCGAAAGCGATAACGTGATCGTGCCCAGCGCCACGTCGATGACCGGATTTAATTCTGTTTTCGCGCCGAGAACGACCGCGCCGCCGCGATCCTCCAAGTCCGCCTTCGCCGTGTAGCCGGTCAAATCGAACGGTAGTCCTGTCGCCTTCACCTTCATGGCAAAGACCTTGGAATAGGTCGCGCCCTTGTCGATTCGATGATTGAATGACGCTGGCTTTCTCATCTGGCAACCTCCACCGCTCGCACCCGCCGCGAGGCTTTCAGCCGCTTCGCCTCGCACTCGATGCAGGTTTTCGTGACGATTTTATGCCCGCAGTCCGGACAGCGCCAGACGCGATTGCCAGTACGCGGCGACGGCACGTATTCCCTCTGCGCCTTAGTCGGCGTCCGCTTTCGTCGTTCCGAAGCCGACGTGATCCGATGCCCGGCAACGGCGTCCACAGTTTGTCGCGAGACTTCGCTCACCTCTGCTATCGTGCGACGTGAGAAGCCGCCGCGGAGCATGTTTTCTATCTGCTCGATTTTTTCGGCGGGGATCATCGTTTATCCTCCAGCAGCTTTTCAATGCGCTCGCTGTTTACCTCTACAGCAGACTCGGCCCTATCCACGGCCGCCTCCGCTCTGATTACAGCAGACTCGGCTCTATCTACAGCAGATTCTGCTTTCTCCGAGTCCGTGGAAAGCTGCTCGACCTGCTTCCGCACGTCCACCAATGGCGTCACCACCAGTTGCACGCCTGCCGCGCCGATCAGCACCAACGCTACAATCAGCGCGATAAGCGGAGCGCGCAAGTCGTTACTTTGATCGTCCTGTTCCATCGCCTTCCCACCCTGGATACCATTTATCCATCCACCGGCGACCCATGTAGTCTCCCAGCGTCCCGGCAAGAAACGACACGATGATCAGCCAGCCTAGATTTTGCGCCGGCTGAAATACGATCTGACTCTCCTCTTTCAGCCATTTGTTGGCCAAGGCAACCACAGTCTCAGGCCCAAGCACGCTGACGGCAAACCCCAAAAACGCTCCGCAGGCTACGTCGAAAATCATCATCCGCGGCGTCGTGCGGCGGGCATTGCTGGTTGCCACCTGCACCACCACGCTGCCAATCACGCCAACAAACGCCGCCAACAATCCCGGCGGGAAATCTTCGTAAAAAGTCGCCAGCACGGTCACTACTCCGATGTTCGCGCACAATAGTAACAGGCTGGTATTGAACATTGCATTTGTGCGTCCTGCTAAGTAAAACCCGCCGCACCGTTCAGAGGATGCAGAAACGGCACGACGGGCTCGGAATGAAGGCCCCGTTCAAGACCCTCATACGGCTGCAACTACTCGCTACTGGCGCCTAGACACTCGGTCGTGCCCACGCAAGCCACGCCGACGCTTTGCAATCCGACAGCCGGAACGGTCGTCACCTGAACTTTAGTAGCACGGTTCTCTAGGCGCTGATTGCGTACTGCACGACGATTCGCCTTCACCTTCGACAGTAGACCAGGTCGGAGCGTGTAGGTGTCCGCCTCCTGCGCCACGGCAAGCGTGTACGCGGTTGCGCGCTGTTCGACGATCACCGGAGCACTTTGCACGACATACGCTTGCGGCGCCACGGCCACGGTCGGGGTTTCCACGGTAGCGGTCGCGGTTGCGACACCAGCAACAGCCGGACACGGCAACAGGCCCAGCGTCCACAGGGCGAAAGCTATCAGGACGGCGAGAATCAAAAACGGTTTCATGGTAGGTTTCCTTTCAGAAAACATCGGGGGAGAAAAAAGACATCGCGCTCAACGCCACGAGGGCCAGAGCGGCCAGAATCGCTAACAGGTTTTCCTTTCGTTCAATGGTCATGGGTCAATAGGACCGGATTTTACTCGCCGAGTTCGCAGTCCTCGCAATCGTCTGGTGTTTCGGGAAGTTCGTCCGGCGTCGGCTCCAGGCTCTGGACTTGAATCTGTTGCGCTTTCACGTCGCTGAGCGTCTCGCCGCGTTCTAGTGCGGCCGTCTTTCGCTCGGCTTCCAGTGCGATACGCTGCTGGTCTAACTCACTCTGACGCTTGATCGCCGCGATCTTTCGTTGGCGAACGGCTAGGTCTAAGGCCGCCTTTGCGTTCGCCTCAGCAGATATCGCCGCGTCGAGTGGCAGCGGTTCGTCTTTCACCGGCACACTGGAGGTCTCGGCGGACAGGGCGGCTCCGCACCCGTCGCAGATTCCATCTCCGTTGGCGTCGACGTGCTGCGCTCTGATGGTCGTGGGCGGAGCTCCGACGATGGTTCCGGTGCCGGGGTCGATGTAACCGGGTCGACCTCCGAACTCTTCTCGGGTGACCGGACCGGCGCCGGTCGCGGGACCACAGGGCTGGCCGGTGCGGTCGTCGAGTCCGTCTCCGTCGGCGTCGACGCATTGGGTGCGTGGTACGCTGGAGGGGATTTGGACCTGTCTGGCGGCTTTGCGAGCGGCACGCCGCTTAAACAACTGCGCATCAGCATCAGCAGCAGCATGAAAGATCATCGCGACGCCTACCAGCGCCGCAACTGCAATTCGAGTTCGCATGATAGTTTTCCTTGATTAAAGGTTAGCGGCGGCCCGCGCCTTTCCAGTTCGCGGGAGCCCAAACAAATGTGTAGTACGTTCTACCGCCAACGCTGTAGGCGGCAGCGCCGGCCCAGTAAGCTCTTGTGTCCGTTCCTGGATTGCCCCTCCCATTTGGGAAGTGGTAGCACGTCGAGATTCTGCGCCCATAAGGATCGTTGCCGTGTTGATAACCGACGCCTTCCCACGTTCCCGAGAGCATCCCGCCAACGTGGCCCATGCGTCCACGCGCGGCTTGCATTCTCACCGAACGATCGGCTACGGCCATGAGTGCGGAGTGATATCGCACCGGCTGATAGCCGCTCTGGACCCGACGCAAATTGACCGCGTTTAACACGTGGATATCGGCCCAGCACTGCGCGGCCAGCAGCAGCACGAGAGCCAGCGATAGGATAGGTCGGGTCACTGGTCGCTTACTCTTTCCGGGTTTAACGTCCCCACCAGCCGCGCGCCGTCGGTCAGACCTGTGAGCTGTGCCGCGAACGATTGGGAAGCTATTGCAGGCGACTCCTCGCCGCCCAGCAATGAATCGTTGAGGTACTCGTAGAACAGGCGCTTGTAGTCGATAAAGCCGCGCCCCGACACAAAGTCGTATCCAGGCTGCCCCAAATCTACCACATAGGTCTGTAGCTTTAGCAGCGCCTCATCATTCACCGACACGCGCTTGCCGAAGAACTTCTTCTCGCCAGCTGTCAGCAGCGAGCCGGTTCCAGCAACATGCGGACACGCGAACGACGTGCCATCCATAAGCTGCACCTGACCGTTAGGAAGAATGCACGGCACGGCCACGCCTGGGGCGACAAGATCAATACCTTCTCCGCCGTTGGAAAATCTCGCCACATTGAATTGTTCATCCATTGCGCCGGGAGCGACCGCGTAAAATGCCGGGTAGCTAACACTGCGTCGACGACCCTCATTGCCGCTCGCAAACACGCACGGCACGTTGTAGTCCTTAGCGTACTCAACGGCTTTCTCCAGTTCCTTGCTCGCGAATCGACCGCCGAACGCTCCGCTGATCCAGGTCGCGCCGTTGTCGACCGCGTAGCGAATCCCGGTAGCGATCCACTCGTTCGCGCCAGAGCCGCCATCGTCCAAGACTTTCACCGGCATGATGCTAGCCTGGGGATTGACCCCGTAGGTCTCGCCGGCTGCTACGCCAGCGGTTGCCGTGCCGTGGAAGTTACGGTCTCCCCAATCGTCGTCGTGGGGGATAAACGATCTCCCCTTGACGATACGTCCCGCAAACTCCGGGTGATTCTTGGTGATTCCGGTGTCGAGATTAGCGATTGTTTCACCGACGCCGCCAACGCGATCTTGGATGGCGCGGAGATTGAACAGTCTGAGATGCCAAGGCACTGTTTGAGCGAATGCGTCGACTGCCGGCGACGCGAAGCCGACCCAGGGAATTCTTACGTCGTTCATTTCGCAACCTCACGGCGGGGTGAACAAAGGCGAATCGCATAGTCGATCCCAGCCAACAAATACGGCAGCCAAGCGGAGTCGATCGTGCGCGGGACGCAATCAAGACAAACCGCGCCGCCCTCGCAACGCCGCAGGTCGTGCCAGCTTCGCTCTCGGTCGCAGATTTTGCAGTGCTCGTGCACGGTCATACTCCTACCAAGGTCCACCGGTAACGGTAGAACGAGCTCCGAGCCAAGTCTCCAGGCAGAGTGAACCGGTCTGCAAGATTCGCCACAGGATCAATCCCACCGCCGTAGTGGTCAGCCATAGCGCAAGCCTGCGAGCAAAAAGCCGGTAGGCCTGGTCGGTCTCCATTTTCAAGTTCGTAGTCATGGTCGATCACCAAGCGAATCACCGGCAAATGCTGGAAGGCCGCGCGATAGACGGCCAACCAGCCGTAGTCCTGACCCGCAAATCGTCGCATGTAGCCCGCTGACGCCGCTCGATCAAACCCAGTCTTGTTTTCTGGATTCGCCGAGAACACATCGATCAGGCCGGCGTAATTTGCCACCTGACTCGCGAGCGTAACGATCCGGCCTCCCTTCAACTCGCGACACTCGACGCAATACAATTCACTCCCCAGTCGGTCGACCTTGGCGGCGTGCGAATACTTGCTACGCCCGCCAACCGCGATCAGCCGGCTAATCCAGCTCTGGCCGCGAAACAACAGCAAGTCCGCCGTCCGCAACTCGCCGGCTACTTCATGCAGCAGTCTTTCGTTGCGAATCATGCAATCTCACCAATGCAAAGTGATTGCCGTCGGCAGTCTTGACCCCCACGACCGCGTAGCCGTCGTGCAGAGGCACGACAGCGCCGGTTCCCGGATTGAGGCCCTCAAACAAGCCGATCAACTTCTGAATCGCGGCAATAATCTCGTCGATGTTTTCAATAAACCAGGTCAGCCAATCGTTGAGCGGTTTTCCCGTGTCCGGCATCGGCGTCAAGTTCACGGTGGGGTCGTTGTCGATCTGCCACGCGAGCAAGTCGAGATTGCCGTCCTGAGCGAAGAAATTTCGCAGCACACTAACGCGGGTGTCGCGTCGGCCGAGCGAGCCTTGAAATCTTTTCAGCAGTCCGCCTAACAACCGCGTGTCGATGTTGCCACGGTTGAGCAGAATACCCTCGACGGCAGGCGTCGGCGATTCGTTCTGAACGGTGCTGAACTCAACCGACTCACCTGGTTGAACAACAATGGCCGGTCGAATCAATTGCAGCTTTAGTGGTCGCGCGTCGGCGGTAGTCGCGCCTAGTAGGACGGCAGCGAACAGGGCGAGCAAGATTTTCTTCATGGCGTGGTTCCTTTCAGACTGAATCAGGTGGAAGGCGTGGATTGCTTTCATGCGTACAACTTCATGCTTTGGCTTTCAGGGCTCGGCTCGTAGCCGGGGGCGCGGTACACCATTTCGTAAGCGGCCTCGGGCGACTCTTCGTAATAGTCCCGCAATACTTTTGTCGCAGTGAATCCCATCGCCTTGAAAAACAACTGGGCGGAAAGATTGCTCTCGCGAACGTGCAAGACGATCATGCGCTTCCACCGTCGGCTTAGTTTGTTCTGCAAAGTCTCCATCATCATGCGGCCGACGCCCTGCCTGTTCGCATCGAACGCCACGGCGAAATTGAGTAGCGTCAGTTTGTGCTTGTACAGTTCGTAAACCATGTAGCCCAAAACCTTATCGTCTCGCTGAGCCACCATGCCCATGCAATTGCGTTGTCGAAGTGCATCGACAAAATCTCTCTTGTCCCAGGGAAACTCAAATCGCTCAAACTCGATGTCCAAAACCTCTTTCATGTGGCGGAGGATCATCCAGCGCATCGGCGGCGTGTACGGCGTGTCAGGTATTCGTTTCATCGTTCTAAAACCCCGTCGCGCGTATAGAGGTTGCATCGTGGCTACGGTACAAACCCAGAGGGTATGAGAAGCTACGCACGACGGGGTCGGCGACGGGCTTGGCGGTGTTGGAAATTTCGGTCATCACCGGGGCGGCAGTGAATGTGGTCGTGGCGGACGGCGGCAGTTCACCGAAGCTACTGCGCTTCCTGCCCCTACAGCGGTTGTGCATACCGTTTACTTTTTTCTGTCGATTTTTCTGTCTGCGTTTCTTATACATGGCGCAAAAAAAAGGCGCTCGGCTCCCTCCTCCAGCGGAGAGAATCGAACGCCCTTTCGGGTGGCCCATACGGGACTCTAAGTTTACGCAACAGCCAGCGCACAGCACCGGCACTTACTTCTCCTGTTGATCTTAATTGGACTCAAGCCCAAGTAGCTCCACCTCTTGCCCGAAAGTGCCTTCCTCGCAGTCGAGCGAGATACACATATCTCGCATGACCGCATGGAACAAATTAAACATAAACCAGATTTCACAAATTCGTAAAGCCTTCTCACATCTACCTCGGACATCTTGGCGCATGCATTCTTTTCCCCGTCCCGTTCAATCAACTTCGTAGCAATTGAGTGCTGGATGTTCTCTAAATTAGTGACCCATTCCAGATTATTGACACAGTTGTTAGTTTTCACGCCGTCAATGTGATTAACTTCCTCAGCGCCATCCCTTGGCTCAAGAAACGCCTCGGCAACAAGACGATGCACTCGCCTTAGTTTAGTTCCATTGCCTCCTGTACCAATTGTAACTACGTAGTAGCCCTGCTTATTGAGTTGTGGTTTTCTCTGCACGCTTGGCAATGTTTGACGCCATCCGTTCTTCCTGATTATTACGCGGTCAACACTGCGCACATTGCCAATACTTGAGACTTCATAATATGGATTGTCTAGCATCTGCCTCCACTCTTGAACTATAATCGCCACCGTCTGAACCTCCATGAAAGGTTTGGGCCATGCCCCGGTAGTTTGCGCTACGCGGGGCTCTTTTCAGATTTTAGAACAACCCCGCTGTTCACGGCTACAGGGCCGGCACTCAGCGGGGCACGGTTACAGGGTGTTTCCAGTTACATCTCAAACCTCTTTCAACAGTGACCATTCACGGTCCAGGAGTTACCTCCAGTAGCAGATATCCTAAGCCTTTCTGCGGAACTTTGTCAACCTCGGTGGGGGCCGCTGGGCCGGCAGTTCCTCCAGTAAAATGCGTATCTTGCCATTTCGCAGCACAATTGCCGTTACGGCCCGGTTGGCCTCTGGGAACACGAACCGGCCGCCCGGCTCCAGGTCTCGGCTCCACTGTCGGTGTTTCGATGCTTCCATGCGGTCGGCTCTCCTAGTGCGATTCTGGCCAGACTTCTCGCTTGTGCCGTAAGAGCATTTGGATTACTTCATCCACTCGCTGGGGCGTTTTGATCCGGCAGACTAACTGCTCGCCCGACTCTAATTCAATTGCAATCGCAACAGCCTGGGGCGGTCCGCTGCCGTCTGGCGTTGGACACCACGACCCTACTGTGAAGCTCTCGACATTGCGCCCCCACATTTCCTTGCCGCCAAACTCGGCGGGTGGTAATCTTCGCTTTGCCATTAGTTCGCTATCCTTTTGTCATCGGTGCGTAGCCGTTTGCCGCAACACTTTTTGAATTTGACTCCGCTTCCGCACGGACACGGATCATTGCGAGAAATGCGCCGGACCTCTTTCACCTCAAGTGATTTTGTCTTTCCGGCCTCCAGCCGCTCTTGAGCGGCATCGCGGCGCGCGGCAAATGCCTCACGTAGCTTTTGCGACTCGAAGCCGAAAAGCCGGTCAGTAACTTGTCTGTCGCCAAAATCCTCTCGAATCTCTTGCATGATATTTTCCTTTCTCAGTGCCCACGCCGGGCCGTTAGCTCGGGATGCTTCAGGTACGCTCTCAGGTCGCGATAGAAGTCCTCCTGGGAACGGCAGAGCCAGTCCAGGTATTCGAGCGGCACATCATCGAACCGTTTGCCTTGGTACGCTCCGAAGGGCATGAGCGTGCTGCCGAGGCGGGCTATCGGCGTAGGCTGTTCGACCGAAATTTCGTCTTTCTTGCGATGCGGTAACAGCTTGGCAAGTTCCTTCAACAGGGACTCCGCAAAGTCGGCACCGAATCCATCCTCCCATTCCAAGAGGTCGAACAGTTCTATCGCTTGCCTTCGGCCATCGATGCACGCCTGGATTCTTTGCCGTTCGTTCATGCGGTCGGCCTCCTGTGCCGAGGGGCGGCTAGTCCATACGGTACTGGACAACGAGTGCGAAAATGAACGCGATGCAGACAGGGATGATCTGGAAAATAATCAACTCAGGGTATTTCGTATTCGGCACCACCAGTATGGTCATGCAAATCGCATAGGAACACGCGATGATGATTAGTGCTAGTTGCTTCATCGTCTCTCACTTTCTCGCGCTGGGGCGGCTAATCGGTTTAATTAAAGCAAGCGAGCTTTTTGACAGCTATCAATTATCGTTCCCAATGTTTCCAGGTCGGCGGGAGATAATTCGAGTTCATAGTCGTGAGATTGAATAAGCAACCGACCTGTCTCAGGATACCATTTCCAACTTCCTGCTCTATGAGAGTCGGGGTTGAACGGTTTTGTTTCCAACGTGATTTTTAACTCGGATGCAATACATTTAGTAATTTTCATTTGTCGTCTCTCACCTTTCTCCGCGCTTGGCGGTGACTTGGTAACTCCCAATTTTCGATCACGATTTCCCAATCGACTTCATTAACTGGCGCATCCCCAAATGAGGCAATTTTGTTCATCTGCTCTTGGATATGCGGTAGTCGTAAACAGTCTGGGAACAGTTTTGCGACCTCCTCTGCGCCTAACGTGGCGGTAGGGCCAAGATCGGATTCCTTGATGAACCACGTCATCAAGCAATTTGCGCATGACTTTCCAGTCGTCTTAGTCCCACGACGAAAGTAGCTTGACGCCGACTTAGGCCCGACCTGACAAAGCCGTCCGCACCGCTCGCAAGACTTTTTAGTGACTGAAGATTCTTCCGAAAAAAGACTATGCTGTGTCACGGCCCGTCCTCTGCGTTGCGGCAGGCGAGGTTGTGGGTCAGGATTTTGTTCTGCGCCTTGAGTGCGGCGATCTCGTCACTGAGTGCTTTCAACACGCCGCGCAGGTCGGCTAATGCGGCGAGTATTTCGGCGGCAGTGGGCTTAAGCATGACTTGCCTCCTCTAACTCTCGCACGCGATTGGTGAGGTCAGCGATGACATCACAGCCTGGACCCTTGTAGGTCACTCCAGTCGGTACAAAGTCAAACCAGATTTCCGTGCCGCACGCAAAATAGACGCGGAGACGTTTTCCACCACAGTACAGCACGCCATATTCGTCAGCTCCGCATCGCTGGCACTTTTCAAGATCGACTGCCGCGTGCTCTTTCATCCTTCACTCCTCTGGTTTCAATTTCCGCACGGCGTACCTACTGGTAATCACTCACGTGGAGGAAAAACTCTGGCAACGGTCAGCGAAATCCAGGTAGACTGAATGCGTTCCCGTGCTTCGTGCTCAGACAAGAATTTCAACTTCATAGGCAACGGTTCGCGTGACCACGACCACCGCGGTCCGGTCAGCATCGATTGTTCCTTTTCTGTAAACAGAATCCTCGCGTCGATCTCTTTCACCACGTCGGGAATTTCCTCCGGCAGGTCGAATCGCTCGGCGATCGCCAGCCACAATCGCCGCTCGATCATGCCGATTTGCGTCACGGAATATCTGCGGTTTTCCCAATTCGACCACGCGACTCATGTAGCCATCCATGACGTTCCTGCCGAGGTTTTTGTGGATTCTTGTTCAAACCCCGGGGCCGATTGCGCCGACCCCGGGGTGTAAATCCTCTACGATCGAACACTAGGCCGTCGGTCGCGATTGCAGCAACCGGACCACCTCGGGCGTGACCTCTTGGAAGAACGCCAACAGTTGCGGAGCTGGCAAACTGCGTTCAGCGAACTTCCGCGCCTCGTCGCCTTGCAGCACGTCCTCCAGCGAGGCCACCGTCACAGTGCCTGTGCCAACGTGCTCGACAATGCGTCTCTCGACGATCGACAACGCTCGCACGGTGGTATCGTCTGCAGCCACCGTATTCAGCAGTTCAAAGATCGCTTTGCTCCGGACCATCGGCAGGCGGTTGCGAAGCGACTCGCGAACGAGTCCGACCATGATGCTGCCATCGGGATCCGCCGGAACTGTGACCGCGACAATTGGCGCAGACTGCTCTGGCGCTGGCGGTGGGGCGAACGCCGGGGCATTCTCGGCAGGTGTCGTGGGTCCATTCTCCGGAGCAACCGGCGCGGCATCGGCTGTCTGAGGACCGCCGGTCTGAGTCTGACCCGTGTAAGCCTCACTGGCTTGCTCTACCGTTTGCGTCTCGACGGTTTGGGCCGGGGCTGGTGCGGCAGCGGGCGGAGTCGTTTCTTCCGCGGGTGCGGTCGGCGCGGCGGCCGATTCGGGCCCTGCAAATGATCCTTGCGATCCGGGGTCGATTGATCCTGTGGGGTTTTCTTCGTTGGACATGGCATTGAGTCTCCTGCCTACGGGACAAAAAATCACCGCTACGCAGCGGTGGGAAAACTAACCTTCACGAAGTCGATAACCATTTCCTACTTTCTCAAAGGCTTGGTCGTCAAGCACACGCTCCAGATGCTCGACGGAAAAGTTGGTGCGTCGTGATAGCTCGTTGATCGTGCGCGGCCAATCGGCGAGTGACAGTTCAGCGCGGACTATGTCGCGAGTTATAGTGCTACCCTTCTCTCCGCCGGCTTCGCGATCCATCTTCGCCAAAATTTCCGGAAGTGTGCGCTCTTTGCCTTTCTTGGAGTGGTTTGAATCAAGGGGCTTGCGCGTCTTGCTGGGCTGGCCTTTGGCGACAACTATTGGCGCCTCGACCCGGGCGAGTGGCGCGTTCGATTTCGGCAGTGGCTCGATATCTGGTTCGTCGGAAGGCTTATCCTCGTCGCGCGCTACCGGTTCCCTGAGTTGCGGTTTGGGCTGCGGTATTTTCTCGCCGTCATGCTGGTCTGTCTCCAGCAGTTTGATTTTGCCTTTGGGGTGAACGGCGACTTTTCCGGTGTCTTTTGCCAGCTTGATAATCAGAGTAGGAATTCCCGTGTGCCTTTGGATAATTCCCGGGGCTCGCCAGCCAGGATTGTCACGCAGATACTCGAAAAGCGCTTCCAGGTGATCTTCGTCAGTGCGTTCGTCTACTTCCGGCTCGGCTTCGCTCGGCCCTTCCACTTCGGAGTCGTCGTCGACGTCTGATAGGTCATCGACCACCGATGCCTTTTCGGCGATGTCAGTGTCGTCGTCGACGTGACCTATCGCCCGCGCCACGCGCAGCACGAGGTCTGGATATTTCTCGGCGATTTCGACCAGTTCCTGCGCAGCGCCGAGCCGATCCTGTTCATCATGCAGCAGCGATTTAAGGGTTGCGTCCATGCGGGCGTGCCTTATGTAAACCTCTTCGGTGGGGGCGGCGGCGACGTAAGCACCGGACCAAGCGGCGGCAACGCCATACCGGTCCCGATGCAGGCGTGGCAAGTCGTGCGTTTGTGCCAGCGCCAGAATTGCCACCAGTGGCCGTAGTAACCATAGATTTTTCTACGGATACGGTTCTGTACTCTTTCTCAGTCGCGACGTTCTCGTTCAATGGTTGCTCATTCTGCGTCTTCAGTGCGGCGTTCTCGTCAATGAGCTCTCTCAGCACGCGGCGCAGGTCGTCGAATCTCAAGTTGCGGTCGGGCCAGCCGGGGAGTGGTAGGGAACGAAGACGGACGGCCCAGCACGTGTAGACATCGAACTCACCACCATCAATCGCGGCGAGAATTTCTTGGACGTTGGGCTCACGCATGGTCGGCCTCAACTTTCTGGTTTGGGAACTCTCTCACGCGCAAATCTTCCGGCCATTGCGACCAGTCGCCGCCTTTGGAGTCTCGAATCTCAGACAGCTCGCACTCGATGTCTGCGCAAGGACAACTGCCAAGCTGCTTGACAAAGCATGGCACACCGACCGCTCGGCACTGCTCAATCAATGTACTAATCCATTCAGTGTCGCATCGCCTCGCCTTCGGCCCACTTTCTCCACCGACAATCACCCAACTGGGCGCGATGCCGTTTCGGATCACAGCCCAGAGGTCGATCGCTTCAATCAGCGGCTCAATAGCTTTGAAAACTTTCTTGCCGATATGGGATTGCGGCCATCGCCACAGCATTCTCTGGACCGATACCCAGACAATGACGGACCGTACTCGCCAAGCAATTGCCGCTGGGCAACCAAGAGCCAGCAAGCCCGCAACCGTCGACCAGCGCGAAGGTAGCCCGAGCACCGCGATATGCTGCTTGAAAATCGCTTGCGGTAGAAGTGGTTTCATGGTTCACCAGTTTCGTTGCGGTTGATGGAACGGCACGCCCATCGAGTCCTTCGGCGGATTGCCATTAGGCGCCGGCGTTTCATCTTTGTCCGCGGCCTTCAACTTCGCATCTTGCGCCGTTATTTTGTCGATGATGGCCTCGATGCAAAACAGGTTCATCGAGAGCCTGGCCCCGGGATCGCGTACGCGCGAATTGAATTCGATCACCGCTGCCTTAGTGCGCTCGTGCAGGCTCTTCGGCATCCTCACGGTTATGACTCGAATGACTTCCACTTCGGAATTCGTGCTATTCGTTTCCATTCTGAGAATCTCCCTTGGGTTTGTCGCGGGCGAGTAATTCGCTCCGCAAAATCTTCACATACGGCGGCGCCTCAATGCCCAAACACACTCCGGGTGGATCGCAGCCTTTCAACCTCGTGACCATGATGCGAATGTCGTCGCCAATCAAAATCGACTCGTTCAACTTGCGTGAAAGTATGAGCACTGCGAATCCTTTCTTGAAAATCCATGACCAGCGGCCCCGTCCGTGCGACCGCCGGTCGATTGTGCTTTACCTCGCGTGTAAACGATTCCTCAGAGGTCCGTCCCCGTTTCGTTCACCAGTTCGGTAAAGACTTTTAGCCGCCGACATCGTGCCAGCGGGTTAGCGTTGTCTGCCGAGTCTGTCTCGCTTCTTGTCCCTGGCCCGGTCCTCACGTTCGAGACGAGCCGCCACGTTGAAGTCGCTGTAGTCCGAACCCTCGTCCGGATCAGAGTCAAAATACGCGCCGCAGGCTTCGCATCGGTACTGGCCGCCGCCGATCGACTTCACCCGCTTCACGCGACCGCAACCCGGGCATTTTGGTTTCGTGCTCGTGCTCATGTCTTTTCTCCTCAAGTCATCTCGCGACTGGCGGCCAATCAACCCTTCTGGTTTACCTTCACGACTTTGACGCTCTCGACGCCCGGCTCAATGTAGTATTTTTTGCCCGACACGATGTAGCAATCCAGTTCGTGCTCATGCAGCGCCGCGGCAATGTCTTGCAGCCGGGCATCCATCCCGTCCTTGAGCGACTTTCGTTTCTCCCGGTCGGCTTGATCGGCATTGCACAATTCATCGAGTGCGGGGATCCGCTCGTCGACGTCCTCCATGCCTTCGAGCGGATTTTGTCTCGGATTCCAAACGTCGAGTCCGTTCTCCGCCGGCACGATCTTGGCCGCTCCCGCTCGTTTGCGCTGTCTCGTCTTGGTCGCCATCGGTAATCTCCTTGGTTAGGGGGAAAGGTTAAAACATGCTTGGTTGTGGCGTAGGCGCCACCGTTGGCGCCGGCCTCTTTTTCTTGGGGCTCTGGATGCCCAGCACCGTGTCGGCCGCTTCGCGTTGCGCCGCGATCTCAGGCTCGGCCAATCCTTCGGCAACCAAGCCGAGACGGTAGAGCCCGTAGGCGTCGTACTCGTCGTTCGAGCTCAATAAGACGCCGTAGCGTTTCGTGAGATGCGCCGCGATCATGTCCTTCGTGCCTTTGCCAACGCCCGTGCAAAACTTTTTCAGCGTCGACGGCGCGACCTCGAAAATTCGCGGCGTGAGTTCCGCCAAATGCCAGCGCAAAATTCCGCCGTACTCTGCGATCCCGGAGACGGCGTTGCCCATGCTGGCGAAGCTGTAGCCCTCGATGTAGACCGCGGCGATCGGACCGTCGCCAATCCAGTCCATGATCCGCGCGACCAAGTCGTCGTAACGCGCGACGCGCCCGGACACGTTTTTGCCGCATGGCAGCGACGAGAAAACGGCCAAGCTGTAACTGTCCGTGTCGGCGCCGCCCTGAATGACCGCCGTGCTGGTCAGCGACGGATCGATGGCTAGGATGTTTTTTGCGACGTCGGTCATTTCATTTCCTCCAGTACGTACCGGTGACACAGCAGCAGCTTGCCGCCCACGTCCTCAAATCGTTTTTTGCACTCCTCGTAATCTCGCCGGCTCCCCGCCAACTCCACGCAGCGGATCATGCGCGACGTGCGCGGCACCGGCTGTTCGTACACGATGCGGATGATCTCCTTCGGCGCCAGCTCGCGACTCAGGCCGAACTCGAAGGCGATCTCGGATGTGTGATCGTGGTCAGGCATTGTCGTCTCCCGGCGGTGCTGACGGGCTATTTTTTTCGGCCTTCGCGGCAGACTTCGAACTCGGCTGGTTCGTAGGCGGCATGGTGATCGCCTTCCACTGCGCGTCGAAGTTTAGGCCAGCAGCTTTGCAGACGCGAATCAGTTCGCTTTTTAGGTACCCCCACGGTCGCCGGATGACTTCACCTCTCAGAGTTCGCTCCTCGATCTGGACGACGATCGCCATAATGCTATCACGCAGGTCTGGGTAGGCTGCAGCGATCGCCGCTGTCTTAACGACCAACTCGTAATTCGCGAGAGATAGCTTGCCATGCCCAGGTTGGACACGACCTGCAATGCTCTTGCTCTTGGCGCGCAAAGCTTCCCAAACCTTCCCCACATCCACCGGACGGACGGCACGGACGGCACGGACGGGAGCGACGGGCGGTTTCTCTCCGTCGTCCGTCCGTCCGTCCGTTAGGTCCGTTAGGTCCGTTAGGTCCGTAGTCTGGGTATTGCCCAGGTGACGACTGGGTGACGACTGGGTATCTACTGGGTGTCGGCTGGGTGGTGTCTGTTGGCCGGACTGGTTACTGTCTGGGTGTTGCCCAGGTGACGACTGGTCGGGAATACCATCCCAGGTTTCAAGCCATCCGATCTCCGCTTTTGAAGCCCACTCGAAGAGCCGTTCGAACTGGTCTGCGGAAGCCATTCCTTGACTCAGCGCGGCGAGCCGATCGAAGGTGTAGGGAACGCCACGAGAGGTCGCTAGAACGCCTCTCTCTGGCGCCTGTGAGGCGATGGCCACTAGAATGCACCAAATGCCGTACACCTCGGCTGCCCCATCCTGGTGCGCGTCAGCGAGCATCTGGCAACCATTAGAACCGAGATTGGTGGGCATGGATATCCAAGGCAGGGAGCGAAATCGTCGGCTGTCGGCAGTTTCGAAAGTCTCCCGCCACTTGGCGATTTTGTAGATTGTCTTTTCAGGCATCTATAGCCCTCCCCCTCTACTGCTGACCCCTGGTTTCGTCCACTAAACGGCCCTAGCAAATTCGCCGTGTAATTTACTTATCCCAGCAGCGTAGGCGCGATGCGCTTCGTCTGGGGTCTTGAATGAACCGAAGTAATGCGGAATTCCGTCTTTTTTGCCCACCGCTACCCAACTACCGCGGATGAGGCGAACACCCTTAATACCATAACGATTATGGCATCGACGGTTGGCGTTGTTCTGCGAAATTGTAGCCTCCCGAAGGTTCTCAATCCTGTTGTCGTCACGGCATCCATTCTTGTGATCGAGAAGCATTCGCGGATGACACCCGTGGTAGTGAAGCCACGCGACATTGTGGGCACCGAGCATGCGGCAGCCTAGCAATGAGATATGTCGATAGCCTGTTTTGTTGTTGACGGAGCCAGCGATTGCCCCAACGTTTACACTGGTTTTATAGGGTCTCTTGCGCCATCTGAGTTGGCCCGTGTGCGGGTTGTAATCGAAGTATTCTCGAACAGTATCCGCCGAAATTTTTTTGATCTTGGGACTCAAGACCACCGCCTCCGGCTTAGTTTTCTTGGCCATGATCGGCCTCCAGAGTTAGGGGTTTGACTCTAATCTCCGCACAAGTTCGACAAATGCCACAGCAGCTTGCAACGGACTCAAGCCACGCCAATCCTATCCAGTAACTCCAGCCGATAGTTGGCGATAACGAAATCAAGTAAATCGTCCACTCGTTGGCCGTATGGATGCGTTCTGCATGTCCACAATTCTAGATTCTCAATACTATTGTCATGAGAATTGCCATTGCGATGATGCACAGATTCCGTGGCAAGTAATCTCCGCCGCAGATGTCGCTCCATCACAGCACGGTGTTCTAAAACCCTTCTGCCATCGTGCATGACAACTCGTCGGTACTTTTTGTGCATTGGTTTTTGTTGGTGTCCAAGAGTTTGTGAACGTGCGCTGCACTTAGTCGAGCAAAACTTATCCCTTGATGCTTTTGGCTGGAACTCATTGCCGCACGATGAGCACGTAATTGGCACGAGCTTTCTTCGTAGCGCTGATGCGCATGCGTGGCTGCAAGCTCGCCGCGATTCCCATCGGTTTAACTGCCAACGAGGTTTTCGATGGAACTGCTTTCCGCAATATCGACAAATCTTCGGCTTAGTCGGCGTCATCTTCTTGCCCATATCCCAGCCCTTTCAGTAAGAACGACAAACGATAGTGCTGCTTGCAACGGAACGCAACCATTTCCTGCGCAGCGAAGCTGATCGGATCGGCTCGCGTCCACCACCAAGGTGAGCCCATCAACCAGCACACGAACGCCGGGTTTAACCGCCGGCGCTCGGAAGTCGAAAGAGCCGTCGGCGACAACTCGATCCCATCCGTCGAAGTCACCGGGACCAGGGGCGAAAAGTTCGCCGCTTGATCCGGCAACAAGTCCTCGCGCTCTTCCGCTCCCACTTGGCAGCGGCTCGTGTGCATCTGGCCCGCTGGGGTCTGCCACTGGTCGACCTGGTTCGCCAACTGAATCCCGTGATCCACTTCGCGAGGCGTTTGCGTTCGCTCGTGGGAGTTCGGCGTTGCCCACTGCTGCGCCTGTCCCGCCAGCAACGGCTCGTCGATCCGCTCCCCGCCCCGGCTCACGCTGCCGCCGCCCATCCCGTTCGGACTCGCCCATTGACTCGTCGCTCCAGTCAGCGTTGGCTGAGTTGTCCCATCCTTTTGATTCTGGTAATCGCCGACTTCGTGCGAACGGATGGTAGGCCAAGATGAACACTCGCTCGCGTCGATGCGACGCGCCAACCGCCTCAGCAGTGATAAAGAGCGGGCTTTCGATTTCATAACCCAGTCGGCATAGTTCCTCTCCGAAAGATCGAAACCATCCTCCTCGAACCCAGGCAGGGACGTTTTCGAGGAACACCAGGGCGGGTCGCATTTCTCCCACGATGCGGAGGAAATGGGGCAAGGGGCCGTCGCCGTCTCCGAAGCTGCGATGGTCGGCGTTGCCAAGCTGCCTGCCAGCGCAAGAGTATGGCTGACACGGCAGGCCCGCAATTGCGATGTCCACCATGCCGTGAAACGGTCTGCCGTCAAAGGTTGCGATATCGTCCCAGACAAGAGCATCATCCAACGACGATTCCGCCATCCTCGCCACGATAACGGACGCTGCGTATGCGTCCCGCTCAATGTAAGCCAAACTTTTATATCGTACGCCGAGCAATTCGCATCCTGCACGAATGCCTTCCGACAACCAACCAACGCCGGCACACACTTCGATTCCATTCCAGGTACATGAAGCCACACGTCATGCCCTCCATGCTTTTGCTCGGATGGCGTAAGCGTATGATTCGCTCATACCCAACCGCTTGCGGACACTAGACACATCCGACGCTACGCACAAACGAATCTGTGCAATCTGATCGTCTGTAAATTTTGCCGAACCATTCTTGCCGCCAACAGCAGCGTTCCCGTTGACTGCCTTATCAGACTCATTGCCTGATTGAGTGCCCCATCTAAGATTTCCGACAGCGTTGTTCCTGGGATCATCATCGCTATGCAACACCTGCGGAAGCTTCCGTGGGTTTTCAATGAACGCCAACGCGACAAGTCGGTGAACAAAGCAATTCATCTTTCGTCCGTTCACGACTGGTGTTACGCGAAGATAGCCCCGCCGCCCATGCGGTGATGGCATTAACGCTTTGCCGGAAATCTGAGAAATAATTGAGCCGTCGCTTCCAGCTATGTAGCCAGCAACGCCAGGAATATCACGATATTCGATCATGCCGACTCCGAATGATGCTGTAGTGATGATGGGAGAAGCCACATCAATCGACCCTCCCGTACTCCGCCAGCGAGGCGCCGAAAGAATCGTGAACGATGGGGACAGTCATCGGCTCTGTGTGGCCTTCCGGCAGGTATTCGAGACCGGCGCGTGATCGTCGATCGCTGTGCGACCAGCGGAGTTGAATGAGCCGACAGAGGTCCGCGATTTCCTCGGGCGACGGCGCGTAGCAGAGATCACGGTATTCGACGAGCCGCGTCTGCGTGGTGCCTTCGAGGCGGACCACGATCCGATAGGTCAACAGCCGGGTGATCCTGGCGAACTCTCCTGCCTCGACTGTCCGACAGCCGCGCACGAAGATTTGCACTCTGTCGCCGACGCGCAATTGGTGGTCCGTGAGGTCGATATCATCCGTGACGTTTCGGATCATCCTTAACTACTCCTGAGATCAATGATTCCAGTGCCATCCGGCCAGCGCGGCCTTGCGCCAGTACAATTTGGGGCCGCGCCGACCGGTGGATTTTGATTACAAGTTACTGACCTCTTCCGGATCCAATTCACCTAATCGTTCGGCCTGTGAACGGGAGATTTCGTCGCCAGGCGAGTTCTCTTCCAGCGGCTTAAACGAAATCGAGTTCGGGTGAATTTCGTAAACCCGGCCGGTAGCGACGTCCTCGACCATTGCCGTGTTGACACGCCTGATCGGCCCTCCCTTGCCACCGCCCACAGTCTTACTGCCGAAGAGGTGGAAGATGCCTGGCTTCCACTCGGCGTTCTCATTCAACCGATACCAACAAGCCCGTTGCTTGCTGGTGAGCCGATCGAACACGTCGACCATTTCGGTAAAACTTCTCATTGACTCCGTGAAATCGCTGAGTGCCGCAATCGATTCCTCATTCAACGCAAGTGTGTCTGACATGCTGTCCTCCATTCTTATGGGTAAAACTGGGGCCGTGAGTTTTCCATTGCACTTCCGCCCCGCTGGTGGCTACCAATCACTCGATTGGCTCTCCCGAGATCAGGTCCACTCCGCAACTCGGCCTCGCCCGCTCCACTGTCTCGCGTCGCGGACCATTCAATCGCTGTGGCTGGAGCGTGTGGTCGCGAACCACGGTGAGCGAGTCTTTGGCCATCGCGGCCGCAAAGCGAACTCGCCGCGATACGTCGAAGTCGGCCAACAATTCGTCACATAGGTCCAGGGCTCGCTCGAGGGCGGTCTCGCCGACGTTGTACAGTTGCGTCCGGCCAGGCAACAGGTTGTGGTGGAAATGGGGCATAACAAACCTAGGTACCGATGTAATCTTGGCTGTCGAATAGTTCTTGCAGCATCCGTGCTTCACTTCTCTTTCCTGTTGTCTGTTTCTTCGGCCAACTGTCGGGAATTCTCATATTCAGATTCGCTCTTCCATTGAGCTTCATGTAATCCACACAGTCGGAGAACATCTGCAATCCTTCACTGCGCAGAAATTCGAGCGGTAAGAACAACCAACCAGCGGGGCAATTGGTGATGTTCTTTTCTTCCGAAACCATCATGCCGAGATGGCCTCCCGTGTTGAGCATGCAGCCGCCCTGTTCTAGCGTATTTTTGAAATAAGACCGCCGCGAGATCGGGCAGGAGAATCCTTCGGGATATTTCATGGGTCGAAGCATGGTCAAACTCCCGCCTCGGGGGCCCGCGGATCGTGCTGATTGCATTTCGCCCAAAACTTCCTCTCGTCCGCGCGCATCAACAGCAGGTGAGCAATGACGTCGTCAGTCGGGACCATGCTGCCGGCGTAAGTGCCACGATAGAATCCGATCGGGTGCATACACAGCGCGGCAAGGATTTTCGTATTGTCATGGCCAAGCATTGGGGCAATGGCGAGCGTCGGCCGGCACTTGCGGAAGAAGTAGATGATCTTTGATCGCTTGCTGGTTTCCAGGAACGTGCCTGTCAGCAGGTAATAGCGGAAGGCACGGGAAGTGACCAAACCCTTGAGGCTGGCAAGTGCAGTGAACTCTGCCCTGACGCTCCAGGCTTGGGACGCACAGAGGGTATCTAGCACTATACTCGCCCGCTGCGACGACGTGCGATTCGGGATGGCCATGCACTTTACTTGACCATCCTCGCGATAGACGATGATCTGCCGCCCACGCTCGCGGTCGATCCACTGATTGACGATCTCGCAGTTATCGTGATCGACAGGATCGTCTTTTTTGGAAAGCGATGCGCCGTTGAGAGTGGCGTAGAGCGGGTGCCTCGGCTCGATTTCGAGACTCACGTCAACCATCGGCATGGGGTAGCCGGCCCAATTTCCGCCCTCGCCGGCCAGTGTGACGATCCTCTGTCGAATGTTTTCCCAACCGTCGTCGAGGCCCTCCAGTAGCGTGTGCTGAGACTCCAAGTCGCCACACTTCTCGATGCGCCGAGCCAATCGCGCCAGCGACTTGAGTTCTCGCTCCCGCTTTTTGTTGGCCAGCTTTTTTTTGGTGGCATTACCTGCCATTTCAACCTCCAGCACTTGGCGCGACGCCGGTCACGGACGTCGTCTTGGCGGATACTCTGCGACCATTGCCGCGTCCACGCTTTGATGGAGTAGGCGGCTTGGTGCCTGGCTTCGTTTCCTCATCCAAAGGAATCGGCGGCGCTGTCGGACCATCTGCAATCACGTACTCGCATGTCTTAGCGTCGAACCGTTTCACGCGGACGAATTCGCCGTCGACCTTGGCGAACAGCATGTAGCCCCGTTTGAGCATGTCTTTCACGACGCGCTCCGCCCGGGCCACTTCTAGCGGGTCTTTGCTGTCGAACGAAAAAACCATGTCGCCGGCTCCGCAGTTGAGGACCGACACGTTGGCGGGAATCGGTATCAGTGTCATGGGTTGTCCAGTGGTAAAACGCAAAAGTAGGACTGTGTCATAAAGTCATAAAATGCTGTGCTGTGCATGGCAATGCGTTGCGACGCGCTGCTCAGCGATGCGTAGCACCGCCTCGCTTAGCAGGATTATCAAACAATCCACGCTGTAAACTTTCCAAACGGGCCGCCAGACGATTTCTTATTCCTGCCGCGCGGCTTGATGTAAGCCCTGAACGCGCCGAGACCAACACTCATTCCAGCGAATCGTAAAATGTCCTCGAAATAGTTTGAGATGACCCCCATGCAGTCCGTGTTACTCGTGTCGACGATCAACTTAAAATTCGCCGCCCAAGTGTCGAAGCGAGGTCGGATTGCCACGATGGCCCCGCCCGTGTTGCCGTTGACCGCCCGCCGCATGTCAATCGCGTAGTCTTTTTCCGTGAGCGGTTTTCCCGTCTTGGGGTCGACCAACTTCGTGAGCGTCGTTTCATAGTCGAAGGTAAGACCGGCCTGGAGAATGGAAGCGGCGGAAGGGGCATAGCGCCCCGACCCGACTTTCAGCTTCATAAGTTCGGCGGCGTCCATGATGCAGGAGAACAAGGCGACGTTTGGAAATGCACAGTGGCCGTCCCCGTCGATGTAGGATTGTCGCCTGGCTACCGCCGCCGGCGCATTGTCTTGTTGCTTCTTGGTCCGTGTCGCGCCGCTTTCTTCCGGCTGCATATCGGCGGGATTCGCGCAAAGCAGCGGCGTGATTCCTTCCACATGGATTGTGAGCCGGTCCAGATTGAACAGCGTGGACTTCGCCGGCATGGCGGCTCCATTCTTTTCGATACGATTGGTGGGCTTCGTTTTCGTTTTCGTGGCCACTTGGTTGTCTCCTATTAGTTAAAGGGCTGTGCTGTGCTTGGCCGAGCATCGCCATGCGAGGCCCGGTTTCGCGCAGCATTGCCTCGCTCCTAAACGATGAATCGTAAAATCTGTGCTGTGGTTTGCGATGCGCCGCAATGCACCACACTGCTGGGCAAAGCAACGAAACATTTGTTCGATTAAATCCTGTGCTGTGCTGCGCTGCGCCACGCGTCGCGCTGCAAAGCGCTGCCACGCAGTGCCACGCACTGAAACATTTCACGCCACCAACAGCACCTCCAAGGCGTGGTGTAATTTCTGGAGCCGGGCGAACAGCTTTTCGTCATCCGGCAGGGACTTCGATTCCAACAGCTTCAATAGCACGTTGACGTGGTAGGAAGCGGTCTGCCCGCCGACGTGCTCATAAACATCCTCTTGTATCTTGGTGAGTTTCGTGCCGGCAAGGTGGGCCATCGGACGGCGGAGAACTACGTCACCGCGGGAGCCTTTGGCGGAGCGACTGCCAACGATATCCGTCAGCTTCTCCCGCGTGACGTGAAGCGCCGTCGCCAATTTCTCCCGTGAGATGCGGAACTTCTTTCCGAGTGTCGCACAGCGGGCAATGTCCGCCGTCGTGAGCCTTCGGCCGTGGGTCGCGTTGCGGGCAATAGCGTCCAGCACCATTTCCGCTTCGTTCTTGAAATCGACCAGCATGACTTCCATCTCGGCATCATCGCCAGATACTTTGATATTGGCTCGACGCCGGTGGAAACCGTCAGTGAGCCGCAAGCTCTTGACATCGGCGACGCAGGGAGGCAGCGCCGCCCCAGCCCGAATTGATTCCGCCAGATCGTAGACGTGGCCATCGAACACGCAGTTGCGCGGGTAGATGGAAAAATCTTCGATCAGTTCCGAGGCTTTCAGGACTTTAGTTTTGTGAGTCATGCGAATCCTTTCTGGTTGACAAAAATCTGTGCTTTGCTTTGCGCGGCGATGCATAGCCTGGCCCAGGCTCGCGGCGCCGTGCATTACGGGGTCGCTACTTGATGAATTGGTTCATAAAACTGTGCTGTGCTTTGCGTAACAACGCTTCGCCGCGCCCGACTAAGCTGGGCCCCGCGTCGCCGAGCCGCGCCTCGCGGCGACAACTAATAAATCTCCGCTCTCAGTTCACCGTCCGCCGCTTCCGCGCTGAGGATGATGATTTGCTTTTCATGCGCGAACTCAATAATCTCTTGCCGATTGGTTGGATCGAGGCTCTCGAAGTCCCCTTGGTCGACCACAACCACGCCGCCAGGGCCGACGCGCGAAGCCACCAGCCGGACCCCCAGCTTTACACGCTCGCCATGCGACAGCTCGCCGATCGGCTCGGCGCCGCGATCTGTGTTTACACGCAGCAGGCCCTTCTCGACGAACAGACCGATGTCCAGTCCGGCCACGGCGTCGGAGAGTACGCTGTCGATACCCAGCGCGGCGGAGCGGAAGAGGTCTGCGATTTCGTCCGCGGCCTTCCCCTGCTGGAGTTCCTTGTCGGCCAGCGCCTTCGCCTTGTCGTACTCGCGGGCTTTCACGCCAGTTTCGACGGCGTCGCGGGCTGTATCGACACGCTGCGATGCCGCCAGAACTTCGCTGATCGTGATGGGCTGCGGTAGTTCAGTGGCGAGGATCTTCTCGAAACCATCGCGCATGGCGACAAGCCGTTTGTCGGCAAGCACAGCCGCCTCGGCCAATTTGTACTCGGTTGCCGCCTCGGACTGGATTCGCTGGGCTTCCGCCAGCGCCGCTTCCGCCCTATTCAGTGACTCGACTGCCGCAACCATACGGGAGTCCACTACTGCCGAATCTGCGGCTGGCAACTTCGCCAGCCTCGCCTCGGCTTCCTCGCGTTTGACGGCTTGGTCCTGTTGGTCACGGTCCCGCTGTTCAATCGAAGATTGTTCGCGGATCGCCGCCTCCAACTGCGCCTGCAGCTTGGCCGAGTCCCGCTCTTGCGTGGGCCCAAACTCGGTGGCGTTGGCCATGAGGCCGGTCGACTTTTGATGGTGGGCCACGGCGCGGGCCGAATTGTCTCTAGCCCCTTGCTCAAGTTTGCGTTTCACGCGGCCAGCGTACTCGACCAGATCCTCGCAGGGCTCCACGGCCAGCGACTCGAAAACCGGCGTGGGAATCAGCCGCGGCGTGAACAGCGCCGCATCGCCCGTGACGCCCCGGATCGCCAGCAGACTCTTGATCCGTTTCGCGTCGGCCGAGGCCGGATCGTCGATGCCAGGGTCGATGAACGCGGCCAGGTCCAGCTTGCCCTCGATGCTCTGGACATCCAGGTGTCCGCTCTTCGTGATCCTAGGCCCGATGTTGATTCTCGCCCCCCAGCCCTCGGCCGTCCCCTTATCGGCCCCGTCATGGACGGTCGGACGCTCGTCTCCGCCCAATAGGCGCTTGACCGTGTCGAGCCCGTGAGACTTGCCAGTACCATTCGCTCCGCGGAGCAAAATGAGCCCGCCCCCCTCGGGAGTCTGAAACTCGATCGACTTGACCGCTCCGGAATTTTCAATGGTTACAGTCGCCATGATTCACTCGCTTTCTAGAACTGATTGGTTTGTCACCGTGTCGGCCAACGCCGCTACTTCGTTTTCCCCCACTCGGCCAACTTGACCGCGTGCTGGGCTATGGCGAGCCGGTCCGGCGCCACCGCTTCGTCCGCCTGCATCTCGCCGAGCACGACTTTCTTGTCGGCGACTGTGGGCGCGGCGGCAATCTCAGCTTCGTAGTCGCGAGTGATGCTAGGCTCTGCCTCCGCTTCGGGAGACGGCCACACCACCCCCAGAGCATCCAGCCGCTTGGCGGCCGCGTCCTGGATCATGTCGACCAGTTCGGTCGGCAGTTTCGTGCCCGGCGAGCACCACATACTCAGCAGCGCTTCAATGCCCGCCTCGTCGGCCATGACCATCTTGTCTAGGACTCCTTGCAGCCAATCTGGCAACGGCTCTCCGGTGCTTTCCGGTTTCTCGCCGTTGGCATCGTTCGTCTCCGGCTTGTTGAGGATCTTGTCGGCGAGCGTGTTGAGCGTCGTTGGGGCCACTGGTTCCGCCGGTGCGGAAGGCGCTGACATACGCTCCAGATCGTCGTCGGTCAGTACGCCCATAATCACTTCCGGGCAGTAGCGCCGAGCCCACTTGATCGCGCCGCTATAGCACAGCTTTTGGTCCGGGTCTTTCTTCCACATATCGTTCTCGGTCTTGGCCTGTTTGACCGACAATTCGATCGTGAGCACCTTTTCGGAGCCCTGGAAAGTTGCCGAGACGATGACCGTGCGCTCGTCGCCTTCGCCTTTGAAGTCGTAAGCCAGCCGTTCTTTCAGGCCAGCGCGGGAATTGACAACGGCCGCGACAAGTTTCCCCTGATAGCCGAGTTTCCCGTGAACGACATAGGACTCGTCGGCAACAGCAAAAGGATCAAACCCCCAGCGGTAGGCTTGGTTCACGACACGCAAACAGTTGCCGACAGTTTCGGACTGATTGCTACCTTTCAGGTGTTTCGGGCAGAGCGAACTGCCGCCGATGGCTATTGCGACACGCTGCATTTGGTTGAAGGTTTCAGTCTGCAACAACGCGCTTTGAGCGCCGGCCGGTTGCATGGCCAACGGCGAGGGAGTGCTGGGGACAAGAGCGGAACTTACGGTCGGTTCTGGGGCGGTTACGGTACTCATGCGAAGGTCTCCACGGGTAAGGTCGCGTCGCTGCCACGCTTGTTATTGCACGCGGCGCAGGCGAGCGCGATGTTGTTGGGATCGTTCGTCCCGCCCACGCTGAGCGGAATAACGTGTTCGAGCGTGGCCGTCTTGGCCGTCAATGTTGCTCCGCACCACTTGCAATGCGGGTCTTGCTCCAAGAGTTGCCGCTTGATCCAGCGCGGCAATTGCTTGCGTTCGGCAACGCAATAGTCCTCAGGTTCCGGCAGGGCCACGCCCTTGGGCGCCTTGCAGGTCCGCAGGGTGCGGAAAGATGTCGCCGCGACTTCATACGCCGTGCGGTCGGTGGTCTTGAGAGAGAGCCAGCGGGCGTCAGGCGTTACGCCATAAGTGCTGTCACCGATCCATGCCTTGAACTGATTCTTGATCCGTTCGATACGGCGGTCGCAAGCCTTGGCGACGCGTTGGGCCCGTTCGTACATGGAAAGAATTGCATCGGCTTCGGCCGGCAATGCCGCTACCGTGCCGTCATCGTCTGGATGAAGTCTCGCGAGGGCCTTGGCTGTCGCCGCGGATTCGTCCATCGGCGGCTCGATCTGGTCCACGACGTAACCCCAAAACTCTTCCAGCGCCACCAACAGCGCGTCGATGAAGTGCTGGTTACGCTCGAAATAGAATTGCTCCAGGCTTTGGCTGCCGAAGAATACGGCGACCACACCCCAGTCCCAGCCGGTCACCAGTAACTCTTGCATCAGTTGCACTTGCACGGCCACCGGCGGCTCGTCGCGCCAATCGCCGCGGCCAAACTCGCTCCAAGTCTTGATACTGAATGAGCCAGGCCGATCACCAAACCGTTCCGAATGAAACACCACGGCATCCGGAGTGCAGTGAATGTGGCTGTGGTCTGGATGGCGCGCCAGCGTGTGCTCGGGCCAGCTCTCGATGCGACCGCCAAACTTGCTGGTGTAAAGCCGCTGGACCCATCCCTCCATGCCGAGCCCGATCTGCTGCCGTTCGGTGGACACCGACAGTAGCGGTGGACGCACCTTGTCGGCCCAGACCTTCACGGGTGAACTGTAATCGCCGGCGAGGCCGAGGATGGCCGGGCTGTCGCTGCCACCGATACTCTTGGCCCGCTCTTCCAGCCAGTGCTGCCGGTCACGGCACTGGACCAACTCGGCCGTGGTGAGCTTGGCGATGGTGGCGAGGTCGTTTTTCATATCGTTCTCAACATCTTCAACTCGACTGACGCACCGTTTCCCGAACGACTTCCTGCCGCAGTTGCCATGCGATATGGGGATCGCTAGCGCCCGATCGCGACGCTGGAAGGCATGTCCGGCCGTGCTCCCGCACGTCCCCGTCTGTCCGTGAGTGTTCGCGCCATGCTGGGCATGGTCTCGGTCGTCGCAGTGAGTCAGTCAAGTTGCCCATATCGTTCTCAAACTCCGCCGCCGGCAGGTGCTAACGACTTGCATCCCGGCCCGGTGAACGCGGACAGGTGCCTGCCGGCAGCGGGGCGTTCACTCCTGAAACCGTTTTTTCAAATGTTCGTAGAGTTCTCTCAATTCACTGATAACAAGTGCGTCGCAGATCACCTCAATCTGTTTGTAAGACTCCAAGCACTGCAAGGCATCGATCGCAATCTTCACAAGTTGATCTGCGTTCACGTTGTTAATCGTTATGTGGTGCATCGCTCACCTCTCCAGCACTCTCAGCGCCAATACGGAAATCGCCACCAGCCCGGCCACGGCGAGGCAAATCAGCGCAGCCCAGACGGAGTCCAAAAACTCCGCGGGGCTCGGCTCTGGCTCGCTGTCCAGCAGATCGTCGTCCGGCTCGGGAGTCGGCGTGGACGTGGTTTCCCATGGACCGGGGTAATCGCGATAGCTGCGTGAGTAGGGGTCGCTCATGGCGTAGCCTCCACTCCAGCCTTTTCAAACTGCGACCGCACAAAAATGTCGAGTTCGTTGAGTTCACTGGCTAATTGGGCCACTATGATGGCCAATCTTGGCAGCGGCTCCATGTCTGGACGCTCTCTGCCGAGAGTGCACCTCGTCAGTTCGTACCGCAACTGATGCGATTTGTGTCGAAGCAACCCTGTCCTGTCGGCAGAGGGGATGTTCACCAGCGAACTCCTGCCGTCCGCGCTAGTTCCGTCCTGCAGGAACGTCTGGATCGCCTCGACGTCGCCCTTATACTTGACCAATGCAATGATTGGGCCGACATGTGGTGAGCCACCCTTGTCAGTGCAAATTATTCGGGCGCTTCGGCCGTCGGTCGTTACAACTGGTTTTGTTGGATCGAACTTTCGCTGCGCAGCAACGGACATGGGTAAACCCCGTATTATGTGCCTCAGGCTGCCGGCCAGATGCGTCCGAACGCTTTGGCGAGAAGCCGTAATCGTTACGAGTGCCGATCCTGGCCGCGACACCAGGAATACGCTTGATCGGCAGGTACTTTTAACCCAACTGGCGTTATATTATCACGCAGCGGGACAATTGCAACACCAAAACACCCATATCGTGAGAATTTTTGAGAAAAAAACAAGCCGGCTCATTCATTTGCCGGGCGGCCCCTGGAATTACGCTCTTTTTTGTAGCGGGCGATCTCGGCCTTGTGGATATACCAGTCTGCGCCAGGGCTCATTTGGAAGCCTTCTAGGGCAGGGCTCTTTTTTTCCAGGAAATTATTGCAGTAGCGGCGCACGGAGTCGGCAGTCAGCCCAAGGGCCTCTGCCGCCTCGGCACAGGTGAGATAGTCCTTAGTTTCAATCGTGGGCATACTCATGGCCCTTGAAATTATCACGAAGCGTGTGTAAAGTCAATGCTCTCTGGAGCGGTCGTAACGATTCCGGCAGGAGCTAGAATGTTCGGCGCCTCGCGGCTAACCGCCACTCCAGAGAGCCATGTATTGCGGATTGGTCATGGGCTAAGTTGGTTGCACGGAAAACCCTGGAGCGGGCGTAAACGATTCTCGGCAGGACCAAGAACCGAGTCGGGGCCTCACGGCATCCGGGCCTCTCCCATAGTTCAGGAGGTTCCTTTAATGAACAGTTCAAAAACAAATGAGAATTGCGGTGAATTGGTCGGCGACTTCGACGAATTCATGGCCCTTCTCGCGAGGCTAAAAAAGACGCTGCCGACACTATCTCCAGAACTCAAGGATCGACTTCGCCGAATCCTTGATCTTCCGGGTGAAGCCGGCACCCTTGAAACTGAAACCACAGGACGGACAGTCAAAGTCACGCTGCGCCCTTCGCACAGTCTGCTTGAAATTGCGGCCGCAGCCGGGGCACTTGACGTCTAGCTTCGCGTTCTGGTCGATCACTCCCATTGTTCACCTCCAAATTCACGGAAAACCCTGGAGCGGGCGTAAACGATTCTCGGCAGGACCAGGAACCGAGTCGGGGCCTCACGGCTGACCGCCACTCCAGGGGGGAACTGTGGGGACGGGGCCAAGAGGCCCCTTTTTTCTTGACGTCTGCCAATCCACCTGCGCTGTGGAACAAAGCTCCCGGGGCTGGACTCGAACCAGCAACCGATCGGTTAACAGCCGATTGCTCTACCATTGAGCTACCCGGGACCGCGTTTCCCCTCCAGCGCTACTAAGCCGCTTGCGTTGGAAGTCGCTGGAAAGCGGCGAAAAGTTGTTGTCCCCGACCCCCACTGGAACTATATTGAAGCCAACACCCTAACGGCCGGCTGAGTCGGCATGGAGAACAACGGATTGCGCGGAGAGACGCGCCATGATTGCCGTCGCCGATTCTTTTGTCGCCCATGCCGAGCGATACATGCTGGCTAATCCTTGCTGTCGAAAGCACCGGGAAAACATACGGGGTCGCATCCGTCGCTTCGTGGCGTGGTTCCCGGGCTCCCCGAAATCGCTGGCGCCCGAAGACCTGAATGGCTTTCTGGCTTCCCTGGAGCGCGCCGGCCTCAGCGCTCACACTGTCAACGGCTACCGCGCGACAATCATGGCTGTCTGGCGGTTCGTGCTGGGAGAAAGAATTCGTTGGAAGATAAGGCGGGTACGTCCGCCGCAGAGAGAAGTGAAAGCCTGGAGCGTCGGCCAAGTGCGACAACTGCTGAGCGTTGCCGTGACGTTGCGTGGCCGGCTGCCCAACGGCGTGCAGCGGCGGCTGTTTTTCCTAACGGCGATCCACGCCGGGTTTTCCACGGGACAGAGATACGGGGATCTGGCCAGACTGCCAGTGGCGGCGATTCGAGCCGATAGGACGGCGACCTTCGTTCAATCCAAGACGGGCCGTCGCGTCACTGTTCGTTTCAGCGATAAGGCGGTGCGCTGCATTCGAGCTCACGGGCAGGCGACGGTAATTCCCAATCCGCACACGCAGCAGTGGTTTTGCGTGGCGTTCGGCGATTTGGTGGAACGAGCCGGGATCAGGCGCGGGAGCTTCAGGTGGCTCCGCCGCAGCGCGGGCTCGTATGTCGAGCGGGCGACTGGGCGAGGGCCGGAACTGCTGGGGAACACCAGAGCCGTGTTCGAGGCGAATTATCAGGCGGAGTCAATCACGAGGCGAGCACCGCCGGAGCCGCCGCGGCTGTAGCTACCACGGGTCGTCTACTTCACGGTAGTGAATTATTGCCGAGCCGTTCGGCGTCCGCCCCAGGAGGATCGCGTCGAATTCCGAACCGCGCACGGACACCACGAATCCACCGCTCGCGGACCGCTGGAGCACGCTCCAGGGATCGTCGTGGAACGCTAGTCGCGCGTGAGCGATAACGTCGGTTTCAGTGAGAGCTATTGCGTTCATTCGTTCAACCCCTTGCGGCGTATTCCTACAAAGCACCAAATCAACAGCAATAGGGTAGCCGGCTCCGGCACACTTACTGCCCCCAGTGGGCCAACGCCGCTTCCGTACTCACGTTGCCAGGCGAGAAAATCATTACCATCCAGATCATCGCCGTAGCGGGTTTCCCAACCAAGGGTCGAGTGTGTGAGGTCGGCGTTGTCCACATCGCCGTCACCATCGAAGTCGGCTGACGGGCTCACGCCGCTACGGGGCTCATTTAATAACGCAAGCCACGCGACCGGGTGGATTCTCTCAGGATCGTACTCGCCGCTCAGCACGGTCGCCACCGTTCCCTTGAGCACGTTTTGCATGAAAACGCTCGCGTGGGAGTTGGCGTCGCGGTAGAGGTCTGTGCCCTCTGGCATGTTGGCGAAAATGTTGCCGGTGGGAATCAGGTAGACGGGATTCGGGATCGTCGGCGCCACGGCGTCAAAAAACGCTTGATAGGTTTCCTGGTCCCATAGGTCTTTGTTAATTTCGCCGCCCACATTTGGAGCGTACCATTGTCCCAGCTTTTCCTCGATCGGCCACGCTGCGTAGATGAACACCTTAGTGAGTGGGTTGTTGTTGAGGGTAAGAAAATTTTGCAGAGCCGCAGACTCCGCTGCAATGTATTGGGATTGCGAATAAGAGTGAGCCGGATGCGTCTGGAACACCAGAGCATCCCACAAATTGTTCGGCAATGCTTCGGTAAACTTCCCGTAGCTACTCGACGGCACGTTAATCGTGTCCGGATCATTCCAAATATCTTCCATTGGCGATGAGGACCGGATGTGCCAGCCGCCTTGCAGATGGTCGTACACGTTCGGGTAGAATTTAGGCTGCGAGTCCCAAAGGAACGAAGCCCCGATGGCGAAGTACGTGATAAGGTTTGGCATGTTCATACTCCCTCTGGAATGTTGACCGGGACGAGCGGCTCATTTCCGCCTCACGTAGCGTTGAAGAAACTCGCGAATGACTTTCGATGGGGTGGTTTCCTCTTGGTATGCCCTCAACTTGAGAGCGTTCCATAGTTCATCTGACAGCCTAAATGTTCTTGTTGGTTCCTGACCAGTTGCGGGACGACCAACTTTTTTAGCATTTGCATTGGCGCGTATTCTTTTAATGGGAATCAACGATTGCCTGTTGTACTTGGGACGAAGTTTCTTGATCCACCAGCGTTCAATGACTCCCATGCCACAATTGTCGCACGGTAGTACGAACATTGCCTGATCGATAGATTCGTGGATGGGCTGCCTACTTCTCATTTCGTAGCTTCCTCTTGGCTGCCCTCAATAGCGTGTCGCGAGCCCAAACCGATGGCTGCGGAGCCCCCGCATTATCAATGAGGGACCGTTCATCCACCGTCAGTTTGATAAACAGCGGCGTGGCGTCCTTGGCTTCGCCAGGGGCCTTGGGAGGCCTGCCACGCGTGATTTTCTTACCCATGCGGCCATTATCCACGTGGTTCTCATTATCGGCAAGCCTGAAAGTCAGAAAAATTTCCAAATTTCGTACCTACACCTATTTACAGGCTAGCCGATAATGTTATACTGAGGGTGTCGGCTGAGGCGTTTCAAGCGGTAATTCGGTTTTGACGAAAGCGAGGGTAAGACAATGACAGACGCCCATTTTGACCACAGTGCTACCTATTCCCCCGAGGACAACAAGTTGCGGCTCTATCCAGCCTATCGGCTGCCGAAAGACGAGTACGATCGTTTGCGGGCCGCTGGCTTCAAGTGGGCGCCGCGGCAGGAACTATTCGTCGCTCCCATGTGGACCCCGCAACGGGAGGACTTGCTGATCGAAATGGCCGGAGAGATCGGGGACGAGGACACGTCTCTGGTCGACCGGGCCGCAGAGCGGGCGGAGCGGTTTGGCGAGTATTCTGACGCTCGGCGTCATGCCGCCGAGTCGGCCAGGAAAGCCGTCGACCGAATCGCGGATGACTGGATTGACCTGCCGGCCGGGTCGTTCAAGAATGCCGGGACCAACGTCAACGCGGCGATCGTGGTGATCGGAGCCGCAGAAAGCGAGTGAAGAACTGACCGCTAGCGGCTAAAATTCACTCGCCAAGGATGCCGCGGGAGGTGTAGAATAAGGCCATGAGCCGATTGAGTACCAAGCATGTTTTTCTTCCGCTCACCAATCGCACGGGACGCACGATCAGGGTCGGCGAGATACTACTTCCGCATCCGCTGATAGTCGATCCCACCGAGCATGTCATCGAGCGCGACATACAACCTGGGCACCATGTTTACGTCGCCATTACCGAAGGATTGGAGGGCTCGCAACTCGATATCGTGGAAGAGGATTGCTGTTTGGTAATGAGAACCATTTCCAATGGTAAGGATGCCCCATGAACAGTCAATTGATGCTTGTTGTCGATGTAGATCTCGCCACGCAACACAGCAATGGTCGCACGCCTAGGCAAATGATGAACGACTTAGGCGTTCGCCATGAAAGTGAAGGCGACGTTTTCGCGCAGTTTGTGGGACCGACTAAATATGGTCAGTGCCTATTCGGCGGTATCGATGAATCTACATTGCCGGCAGAGTTGCCAGTGTGGGTTAAGGCGATAAACACATCTGCCGGTGGAAATCTTGGACGATCGCAAGTCGCTGCTGCGCCGTGCTGCGGAACTTGAAACACAGGGCAAGCGAGTGTTTTTCTTCGTTTGGGCCGATTACTGGGATAGCCAACCAAGGTGAGGGATTGCCATGAACGCCACGCTCGCCATCCGCAAAGCCTTCCGCATCCAGCGTTACCGAGAACGATTCCGCGCCGCCACCGACCAGCGGATCCACGTCCGAGACAGAGCGGCGCTCGTCGCCGCGCTCAATGAGCAATTCTCACGGCAGCGCTACGCGGCCGACGATCACCAGTGGGTCACCATCGGCGGCAGTGCCGAAGGCGGTAAGAAACACGCCGGCGGGACGCCAGTCAGGCTGGACGAGTCTGGGCAGATTACCGCGGGCCCACCATCGCTTGAAGGCAAGTCGATTCACAGTCTCGGCAAGGCACCGGAGTCTGAGCCAGACGGCGATCTCTTTAGCGACGTCAAAGCGGCCGACAAGGCCGGTGCGTTCACGGGTCGGAAGTCGGAACCGGCCAGCGATGCGATTCCCAAGGCGCAGCCAGCTCGCGTCGGCGGCATCGACGCACCTTCCGTCAAATCCATGCCAGACGGGCGCAAGGTGGGACTCACGCTGCTGCGTCCCGACGAAATGGAAGCGGACCCGGCGCGATTCCAGTACAAGGTGAGCGGCATCGGCGACGAAGGCGTCACGGAAGAGTTGAAAGAGATCGAGCGATTCCGGCCGGAGTTCGCCGGACAACTCTTGGTGTGGCACGATCCGAAGGATGGAAAGACGTATGTCGTCAACGGTCACCATCGTTTCGAGCTCGCCCGCCGCTCTGGATACGACCAGCCGCTTCCAGTCTATCTCATCGATGTAAAGGATGAACGTGGGGCCCGTGCTCAAGGGGCACTGGCCAATATCGCCGAGGGCCGTGGCACCGCGATTGACGCGGCCAAGTTTTTCCGCGAGTCCGACATGACGCCGGATGAACTCAAGTCCGAGGGCGTATCGATGAAGGGCAAGACAGCCGACGAGGGCCTTAGTTTGTCGAAGCTATCGGAAAACTCCTTTACTGCTCTGGTAAACGATCAACTCGACGAGAAACGGGCGCTGGCCATTACCAGGAACGTCGACGATCACGACAAGCAGGACGAGATTCTGCGATCCGTCCGCCGTTACGAGCAAGCTGGCCGGCCTATGCGCGACGATGCCGTGGAGGAAATGGCGATCGACGCCGCGCTCACGGAATCGGTGGTCGAAGAGCAAACCGACCTGTTCGGGACAGAAGAGGTGAAGCGGTCGCTCGCCGCCGAGCGGGGCGTGCTCAAAGCGGCGGTGAAGAGCGAACTATCGCGGGAAGCTCGTGCTTTCACCGAGGTCGGGTGCCGCGGCCGCGCCGAAACACTGGCCGAGGCGGGCAACGTACTGGATATCTCCGGCAATCAGCAGCGGGCACAAGCGGCGCAACAATTATTGGCACAGTTTGTCAGCGATACCAAATTCAAGGGAGGAATCAACGATGTCATCAACGAATTCAGCAATCGACTCACCAAAGAACCCAAGCGAGAAAAAGAACTCATCCGAGAGCTCGTCGCCCAAGTCCGAACCATTTTATCACAAGCTGACTCCGGAAGAGAAAAAGCATCTGGCCCGGCAGACGGCGGAGATTCAGCGGCTCGAGAAGGCTACCGGAAGAGAACAGAGCGGGCCGTCTTTACGCTAAGGGAATCGCTCACCAACATGCGGTTCGCGCGGCAACTCGCTTACGGGATCGAGGCGCTGCGGTACGCCAAGGGATTCGTCGAGTCTGAGCATCCGCGGGACGATGAGGGGCAGTTCACCAGCAACGGCAGTTCCGCGAAGCCGCCGGCAGAAACGGAAATCATAAATCCTTCCAAGTCTCTGGCGGACCGGTTCGGAGATGACGCGAAGCAAGTTCCGGCGAAGATTTCCGAGGGACGCAGCCAACGTGAAATCAATCGCTGGCAAGAGAAACTGAACAAGGATGGTGACAAGGCGCTCCAAGCGCTCAGCGGTTATCTCGCCAGCCTCATTATTGGCCGCGACTTCAACGAACAACCCGACAAGTATTTCGAGCGGCAAGGGCTCACGGAGTTCGTGAAATGGTCTCGCACCGCCAAAGCTGATCTACAAAAGTCAGCCGAAGATCCCACGCCACGTCGAAAAGACGGTAAGCCAATTTGGAACCAATCGAATCGAGGACTACAAAACAGGTCGTTGCAAGTCGCGATGGCAGCGGGGCACAAAAACTGGAAAGTGAGCGACTTGCCGAATTCCGCTCAGGAAGTATTGGCCGATAAGAAAATAGACAGAAACCTCGGCTTGTTGCCGGAAGATGCCGACCAGAGAATCGCCAAGGCATTCGAGGATACGCCGGCCGCGATGCGAGCAGGACTCGTAACTGTGTTGCGTGATCGACTTGATCCCTGGTTTTACGACTGGGTTCCGACCCCAGAGGGTCGCACCGCCAAGACCGAGACGGGCGACGATAGGGACCAACTCCAGCGGGAAATGTTCCACCGCATCGCCGGCCACTTACTCCGCTACGGAATGCTGGAGCACAACGCGACTTGCTTCGGCGGGGACTGCTACGTGCTGGACAAGCCCAAGCCGCGGCAACAGGACTACGCGGCCGGACAATGGGACGAGTCAAAACACCCACGCGCGGCTGACGGCAAGTTCGGCAGCGGGTTCGGCCAGGCAGCGACCGCGGAGCCGCCGTCCACGCCATCCACAGACGCGCCACAGGCCCACGGTGAGGCGCAGAGTCAGTCGGCTGATCTTAGTGAGATTCACCGCCGCTACCCGCCGCACAATCCCGATGGCCACGACACGCAGTCGCGATACAAGCGTCCCGACGGATCGTACACACCCGAGCGAAAGCGGCTCCATGATTCGATCATCGGCAAGCACCTGGAGGGCGTGACGCCGTCGGAGTCGCCCACGGTCTACATGCTCGGCGGCGGGACGGCCTCCGGCAAAACTAGTGCCATCAAGTCGGGCCTCATCAAACTGCCGACCAACGCGGCACAGGTCGACCCGGATGCCATCAAGGGCGAGCTCCCCGAGTACGCGGCTCTCACAGAGGCCCGAGACGTGATAGCGTCCGCGTTCGCGCACGAGGAATCGTCGGACCTCTCGAAACAGGTGATTGCGGCCGGACTCTCCAGCGGCGTCGACGTCGTGGTCGACACCACGGGCGACAACAGTCTTGAAAACCTGCGAGCCAAGATCGCTTCGTGGCGCAAGCACGGACATCGGGTCGTGGCCCACTACGCCACCGTGCCGACCGAAATGGCGATCGAGCGGGCCAACGCCCGGGCGGCCAAGACGGGCCGGTTCGTGCCGCCGAGCGTCATCCGCGGGATCCACGGCAACGTGTCTCGGATTGTGCCGCAAGCGATCGAGGAGGGCCTGTTTGACGAGTTAAACCTGTACGACACTTCTACGAAAGATGGGAAGCTGATCGCCAGTGCCAAGGGCAAGCAACTCACGGTACACGACGAGTCGCTCTGGAGCGCGTTCGTCGAGAAAGGGCAAGGGAGCCATGTCCCCATCTAGCGAGCGCGAATCGCTCACTAGCGAGCAAATGATCCGGCTGGCCAACGAGGCGGTGCTCAATCAGCCGCCATCGATCGAGACGCCTGAGGCGCTTCAATACTACGCCCAGGTGCTCAAAGAAATCGAGCCGGCGATGGCCGCGGGCCTGACGCCCCATCTGCCTTACGAGGTCTAGGCGAACTCGTCGCGGATGTCGGGGACACGGGGCGGCATTGGCAGCCAGTGAGTGATCCACTCTTGTCGGCAGTTATGCCAATCGTCGGCGAACGTCCAGAGCCCCGTCGTGTGGTCATACGACGCCTCGCCCCATTGCTCAGAGTTCCGCTGAAACGCGAGCACGTAATTAGTTTGACCGGGGTAGTCGGGGTCACTCGGATCGGTGGGTTCCGGCAACCGATCTTGCACTGAAATGGGATCGGGCCAGACAAGACAGCTTTCAATCGCTGGCTTTGTACTTTCCATGCCAGCCATCCTACCCGCAGTGTCCCGGACTGTCAACGCTCAGTAGGGCACGGGACGGGGGCTGAGTCGGGCGGCGGAGCGGGTGACCTATTCAATAGTAACCGTGGCGACGCCAATAGTCCCAGACCCTGAGCAGGCACAGGTATCTGGAGGGCTGCATCCAGGATCATCGGGCAAGGGCGTTAGCTCATAAGTTCCTGTCACCAGTTCAGAAACCGGGACAGAGAGTGTCCAAGCAGCCGTCGCGTTGTCCAGTCCGGGAACACCTGCACTCGATGAGACGCCGACGGTCATGATAAAATTTCCACTAACACAAGCAGAATTAAAAGATCCCCATGTGCCGCAGGCTGTCGTAAAAATACTGCACGTCTCGTCTACCGGAGAAACTGAGCCGGATATCCTCCACAGCCACTGAATCTTGCCTCCGCATAATGCACATAGTGTGTCGACATCGAGCACCTTTGTTGAGCTGCTAGCGCAGGTAAGAGCACCAGAGCCGCAGTCCCATCCGCCC